TAGAGTTTAATCCATTCATGTTGACACCGAAGACTTCATTCAGTACACCTGCTACCTTTGGATCAAAGTATAGACCAGCTAGATCACCTGTCCTCGGAGCAGAGCTTGCCGCATATGGCGTGACCCACCCTGCCTTAGCATCCTTGCTTGCAAGGCCTAAGTCGATTGCAGTCTTAGCAAAGTCTGTTCTGAACTTTTCGTTAGCCGATAGCATACCGACACGATAGAGTGTGTTGACTGCGTTAGCCAACGGGTCATCGATCTCACCTAAGAGTTCGCGGAAGGTCGAATCAATATCCTTCTTGGGCTTAAACCGATTAAGATCTTTACGGAGAGAGTCTACTACTTGACTGTCTACTGTAGAGTTCATGGTCTCCAGCGTAGCTAGATAGTTATCTAGTTTCTTAAGAGTGAGATCAGTTACGTCCTTATCGGTATAAGGCTTGCCGATCTTCTGGAACTCAGCCTCAGATTCCTCATGGTAAGCAGAGGCAGCAGCATCGCGTAGCTTGTTGAAGTCAACGTCTTTGCCGTCGATCTTAATGATGCCACCCATCTTAGCAGCTAGCGACCATCCCTCAGTATTGAAGAACTTATATGCGCGTGTAAGGTATACGTCGTTTGAATCATCAAAGCCAGCTAAACCTTTAAAGTTATTGATGTCCTCTCTAAAGGCAACCGCTTCCTTAACAAGCTGTCCGAATCCTGCATTGGTAATGCTTTGCTCTGCTGCTTGTTGCATCTTGACGAATGCGTTGTTGAAGTCCAGACGACGCTCACGCTTGAGCTTCTCGCTATACTCAGCAGCAAGATCAGCTTTACGTCCTTCAGTTTCGGTATCAGGTATCGTAGCTTCAAAGGCTTGCGTCTTATCAGCAATCTCTTTTAGGTCAGAGTCAGTAAGCGGAGGTGCCGTTGTACCAAACAACAACTTGATGTCCTCCATCGACACGCCACCTTTGAGTGCAAGGTCTCGATACTTAGGGAAGTACTTGACTAAGGCTTTAGAAGAAGTAGCGATCTGGTTGACCGTACCGCTACGCAGATTCATAATATCACGTAGTTGTGACGGCAAGTTATACAGCTTCAGGCGTTCCGTAACAGCTTCAGCCTTTCCTTCTTTAGACGATAGGATTGGGATTGCATAGGATACTTGATCGCCAACAGGTGAGCCATCGAGTGAAGCAAAGAAGTTTGCAGTGTCACCGAATGCACCTCTATCGAATAGGTTCGCATCGAAGTCAATTGATCCGCTCTTATTGATCTTAGCGAGTGTGCGACTAGCGTGAGAGATTGCAGCGGCAGTCTCAGCAGACGGGTAGTCTACGAAGCTTTGGCGAAGTCTTGTGACAAATGCTTTGATAGCATCTACAATAGTGCCAACCAAAGTCTTGTTGCCCTTTGTGCCTTTGATTACATCCTCATAAGTCTGACCTGCAACCGCTTTCTCGATCTGCATCCTGATCCATTCATCGGCAAGACGTTCGTTCGACAGGATACCTGACTCTCGATCCGCTTTGATGTTAGCGAGTGTCTCTTCTGCAGTTAGTCCTGCTGTCGAATAGTATTGTTCAGCGATCTTCTGCAGTTGGTCTTCGCCTAACTCAGTTGCTACGCGAGCAATATGTTCAGGAGTGAATGCGTTGAGTGCCGCAAAGTGTGCGACCTCATGGTTGGCTAGTCCTCTGATACGTGCCTTAGCTGCTCGCTCATTGAGACCTGCAACAAGACCGTCGAGATGTTCTTTATTAAAGTGCATCACGTTTGGATCTTCTCTTGAGATGCCAGCAATGCCTTTAAATTCAGAGTCCATCCGAAGGTTGATGCCCTCAGGAAGTTGGTCTTTGAAGTGTGACTCAGTGTCGATTGCAACACCACCTGCCGCATCTTGTCTAGCTACGGAGAAAAGCATAGACAGTTCACGACCATCTACGTTAGACAGATCGTAAGCTATTCCTGTAGCCGTAGCTTTCTTGACTACCTTAGGTACTCCGATACGCCCGTTACTAAGAAGTTTAGATGGTGGTCGTTGACCAAAAACAGCAGATCGATCTTGTTGCATCCTACCCATGTCAACAGACTCGCCCTTGGTTTTTGTTAAGCGCGACATCAATATATGTAGGCGACCAGTTCTCGGTGCGTACGCTGCTCGCATACCCACTTCCGTTCTTGGCCTACCAAACTCGTTAAGATTACCTAATGCATCGTGCCCTTCAGTAATCATTGCTGTCTCTGCATCAGGTAGCACAACATAGTTCTGTCCACGAGATATAGCGTCTGAGATCGCTGACTTCAGAACAAGAGTTTCATATGCTGCAAGTAAAGGCTCTACACTTGTATCTCCTTTTGTGGCCCAATCGCTTTGCACTTCAAACAAGAAGGTAGCTTTTTGTCCGTTTGGTAGCGTCTCTGTATACGACCTACCAAAACCAATAATGTTATTACGGTTTGGATAATGCAATCTATCATTAAATAGCTTCTCTGACGATGGGTTCTCGACTACAATATCACGTACGTCTTCCATTTGACCCAGACTTTTTGGATTTACCAACCTAAACCTCCTACTTGCTGGGATGTTTGGATTAGCTGCTGCATCACTGCGAGATTTAGCCACTGCCGAATCAAGTTTATCTTCTAGCGTTTTATACTCCAAATTCAATTGCACAAACTCTTCGTCATCAGTATAGTCTTCTTCACCCCCATAGTAATTAGGAAACTTATCGGAAAGTTCCTGTTCTATACTGTGCAGGCGATCCGAAAGATAGCGTACTTCTGTAGACCTATAGGGATCTTGCTGCTCATCCGATAGCTCACTAACCGAAACCCTTGCACTAGCGAGGGCTTGCAAGTTGGTGATTGCTTTGTCCACTTCGATGCGACCATTAACAACTAGACCTTCAAGTGATGGGATAACTAGAGATGCCTCACCTTTGGAGAAGCCTTTAGCAATCTTAGCAGATAGGCTTTGCCACGGAACTGTACCATCAGCGGCAACAGTAAGTCCGCCTAAGACTCCACCTTTGCCGTTGATCATATCCTCAATCGCAGCCTGACTCCTGAACATTGAGAGGGGTCTGGTATTGATACTATCGACAAGCGAAGCAACAGGAGAGGTCAGATTGCCGACGACTTGGGCCTGCTCTTTAGCTGACAACAAGACGTTTGGGTTGCTACGTAGCTGTCCTCTGAACTTAGCGAACTCACGTAGTGCTCCTAACCCTTCTTCGATCTTGTGTGCATCGAGTCGGAGGTTCCGTTCAGCTTTGATGTTGAACGTGTTCGCGCCAGCAAACATTTGCGTGAAGTCGAGTAGCTCGTCGAAGGCATCTGCCATCTTCTTATCAGTAGTGGCATAACCAAATAGTGAGCGGAGTGATTCCCAGATACGGCTGAGTAACGAGCGTTGTGCTGTTGGCGTTGCTGCCCTTACGAGTGACTGGAACTCAGGAGCGGTAAGCGCAAGCGTTACGAACTCAAGGTCATCAGTAAAGGCAGTCTCAAACCCTTCGGTATCGAGACCCATCTTAGTGGCTTGTGATGCAGTGAGCGCACGAAGCGAAGCAATCCGTTGCAGTGCTGCCACTTGAGCAGGCGTTCTAGGATTGGTCATTGTCTGCACGGTAACTGCATGGAGGTACTCGTGAAGCAGAACGTCAACGATGCCACGACCGTTATGCCCTGAGATGTTGACCACTACAAGATTGGACTTCGGCATGAATGCACCAGCAAAGCGGACATCGTTCATGTCACCAATCACGAACCTGACATTGCGGATAAGGTCTGTGTTTGCGGTAAGCACTCCTGCAACTAGACGCTGCATCGACGTACCTGATTCCTGAATGTCTCGCAGTGCAGCGATAACGGATTCAGGATCGTTGCTTACGATACCTAAGCGTTTGATCTCAGCGTTGTTTACTTTGCGTGCTTCGTCAGCAAGCATACGACCATCAGCTTCACTAAAGTGTACACCAATAGATTCATTTGCAACTCTCTTTGCAAGACGCAGACGTTGTTGCTTGTCGGCAAGTGATGCCCCTTCAGGCAGTGGTTCAAGCTGTGCTGGAGTACCTGCCGTTTGCTTAGGCGTAATGATCTCGCTACCTACAGGAGGTAGCCAGCCCATATCAATAAGTGTATTAGCGAGATTGATCCCATCAACAGAGCCACTTAGATTCCGTGCAAGAATTACGTGCTCGTCTTTTGTGTAGTTACGTAGTATCTCTCCTGCCGTATCAATAAGTTCTAGTTCATCCATATCCTCACTAATGTCAGGATAAGACTTCTGAACAATCTTGAATAGACTGTCGTAGGCTTTTCTTGCGGATGACGTATTTCCACGTAAAGTATTAGCAAGTTGACTGAGCGTTGAAGTATCTAGCAATCGGATTGCTGACTCAACAACATCTTGTTCAGGATCAATCAAAGAGTTTAGTGTAAGCTCATAGTCTTCTTGTGTTGTAGCACTGTTACCCCTCACTCGTGAATTTCTACGGGTCTCCCTTACTTGATACCTTTTAGCGGCATCACGTACGTGAGTCTTAAAAGGTTTAACACCAACACTAAGCTCACCTGATGTGATGCTGTCGTATAAGTATTGACCGTAATTTGAAATGATTCCCTCCGCTGAACCTCCTGTTAAACCGTATACTTTTTTAATAGCGGTGGCTACTTCGTTTGGTTTAGGTGTGACCTGCCCCTTAGATACCGTCTCCTCTAAGATGATCTTAGGTATGTTGAGATCAATTAAAGTAGCACTTGGGTCTTTGAGTTGCGCTTTAGCAAGAGCTGATTGGATTTTCTTAGCGAGCGCATATTCTTTAAGATTGTTAGAGTATGATATTTGAGCTTCGCTCATAGCGTTGCGACCGCTATCTTCACTTAGACCAAAGCTATTTGTAATTAGATTCTCAAAGTTACCAAAAGAACTTCTTTTAGATTCGATCCCTACTTCTACTTTATTAGTCTCTTGCGATACAGACATCATGTCATTCATGTATGTCTCGAAACTATTATTAGCTTTATTGCGTGCCGATGGTCCTGCACCATCTAAGTATTGCGAAGCAGGTGGGCGAAGGAAATCGCCTAAGCTAGTCATTGCCTTCTTAGGGGTATCTCCTGAGTTACCAACAAGTGAGATATCTCCTGCATTAAATACGCCAGTATCAAACGGATGGCGTTTTACACCAGTAACTAGTAAGCTACCTTTGCCAGTATCTTTCACATCAATAGAGGGGTTCTTAGAGAATCCTTTGCTTGTTGCAACAGACTTAGGAATAACTATCATAAGCCCCAGATCAATCTGTTGTGCCGTGATGAGTGGGTTATTGGTAAACACACCTCGGATTGGCTTGCCGTCACTGTCTGCTTCATAGGGCACGTCGATATAGTTATCACCAGCCTTAGTCATGTACGCCACACGACGCTTCGACTTAGTGGTCAGTGTGCCTTCAGGAACAGGAATGAATGGGAAGCGTTCTTGAATATCTTTCCATAGGCGTTGTTTGATTTCAGTACTATGCGATTGAAAATCAATACCACTTACCTTCTTAGGATCGAAGCCGTGTTCCGCAAGATTGCTGATTGCAAACCCGCCTGCTAGCCAGTTTGTGTATAGGTTAGCCTCTTCTGCATTTCGGAATACGCCATTTTTGAATACAACAACAGGTTGTGCTACTTCTCCTTTGAACCCAACTGGACCAACACCTTTTGCTTCCTTAAACTTAGACGGAGTAGGTTTAACTGCGGCAGCGGCAGCGGCAACTTGGGGAGATACTTGTTGCTCTCCTTTCATAATGCTGAGTAGCTCATCAGCATTCTTCTGCGCGTCCGTCCTGACATCAACTTCAGGATCAGGCGCAGTGAGTTCTTCAATCTTAGACTTAAGTTCTGTTGCTTTACCCTCAACGGCAAAGCGTGCCTTGTTGACAGTACTCTTCAGGCTCTTATAGGCATCGAGTACGCCAGAAGGGATTGAGGCTTTGGATTCTCTTGCAGCTTGAATTCTATTATCAAGCTGTTGAAATTGTACTTCAAGAGACTCAAGCGTTGTAAGCTGTCCATCTACATCGAATACAGGAACAGTGGTATTAAGATTAGTAAGCTCTTCTTGTAGATCTATCGCATCATCAGATGGGTTCTCTGAATTTGATACAACCGTAGTCTCAGGAAGTGGGGTCACCGACTGCTTCTTAGCGCGAGTCTTCTTAGTTGCAGGAGTCTCAGCAACTGGTGTTACTACAGGTGCAGGTACTTCTTCCGCAATAGGCGCAGCTTCAGCTACAGCCGCAGGTTTTGCCTCAATAAACTGAGCAATCTTTACCCGATTATAGATAGCTTCAAGTGCGCCAACGCTTGCGAGAATACCAGTACGAACCTCAGAAAGTGAGTCATCGAGACCCATCGCGTACTTAGTAGCTTCGTCAATACGGTTTTTTAGATCGCTAAATACTTCAGGTGCAAATCCATTTGCAACACTGTTAATTTCTTCAGGATTAAATTCATTTGCTTTAACAGAAAGCAATGCTGCCGTCAGTGGGTTTTCAATAATGAGATTACGTACGTAGTTATGTTCTTCAGTACGTACTTCAGGTGCAGGGGTAACTCCCGTCTCAATAGCATCAGCAACTACAACTTCAGGAGCCGTCTCAGATGGAGCAGTAGGATTAAGCGGTGCTTCGGCTACGGCACCTTTTCCTTTTCTTCCTTTGCCTTTCTTAGCGGCAGCAACTACAGGTGCGATAGGCGTTTCAGCCACTGCAGTTGGGTCTGCAACAGGGGTAGTGGCTTCTTCAATGGCAGGCGCATCATCGAACAAGTCAAGCTCAAGTTGCCCTACATTCTCGGACTGCATGAGGACAGCAGGATCGAGATTGTAATAGCGGAGCGCGTCCTCAATCTGACCCTTATCCGTAAGGATGATAGGAGACAATACATTCTCTTGCCCAATTATTCTAGTATTGTTGATACGCAATGTAGGAGCACCTGCCATATCCTGTACGAAGGATACGTTTGCTGGATCAGTTGGAAAAGCATACTTGAATTTTTGTTTTGGATCGGGAACCGCATAAGGAGTTCCTGCTGGAATAGTTCCATCATGTTCGCCTGTAAGCATGAGTCGCTTACGGTCAAGACGAATGCCTGACCTATCAATAGGTTGGAATCTATTACCTACATCAAGGTGAGTGATTCCATCGGCTCTTGGCTCGTCGAGATTAAGTCGAACAGAGTTTCCATCAACCTCAAGCGTTCCAGCATACGAACCGAGATACGCACGTTCACCATCAAAGTCGGTGAGGAATCGTGTCTTTTCAGGTAGTACCATTGCACGAGTATCGCCCAATGAAAGTTCAGCCTGACCTGAAGGTTCAAAAGTAATTGGTTTGTCAGCTTGTGTAACAACCTCTGTCGTCTTAGCCTGTACTTCTTTTTGTTTCTGTGCAGCGATTTCTGCTTGCCTTTGTGCGTTAGCCGCAGATTGAGCATCGTTAAGCTGACGTTGCAAGACTTCTGCTGTAGCAGTGCTACCTGTCTTACGTAGATCGTTAGCAACTTTGGAGAGTACAGTAGCACGAGCATCCAATGCCAACGAAATATCAGATTGATTCAACGGTTGGATGACTTGACCAAAGCCAGAACCGAACCCACCCATGAGACCACCTAAAGCAAAGGCACTCCAGATTTGAGTGACGCGTTCCGCCAATGGGGTATTCTTGTGTAGCGCAGCGTCTTCAATTCGATTCTGTACTGCTTGATCGAGAGCTTCTTCAAAGCCTTCATCAATTGCACCGTGGATAGTAGTGCGGATATAGTTCTTGTATGCACCACCGATGTTGGCAGTAAGAGCCTTCTGAAACTCTTTATCGGTTAGTTTCGCACCTGCATTATTGAGATTCTCATTAAGGAACTTTGCTTGTTTGTAGTTAAGCTCTCCCAAAGAAACTTTACGTACGCCAGTAGCTGTATCATCAGCGGCAGTAATTGGTCTAAACTTCCCTGTAGCGAGATCTTCAATACCACCTTCGCCTAAGAAGCTCATGCCTGAAGTAATGACTGCGGTGCTAAGACCTGAAGCAATGGCATAACCAAAAGCATTGCGGTGCTTCTCATCGGCACTCATGGTGTCTGGTAACTGCCCATAGATAGAACCGTACGTCGATGCCGCAGAACGAGTAAATGAAGTTGCAAATAACGGAACAAGCTTATCTGCTTTGGCAAGATTGGTAGCAAGACTGCCGCCAACCTTTTCAAGTGCTTCTCCGACAAGTGCTTCACCGCCTGCTGCTGCCGCTTCTTTAGCCACAGCCGCAGTTGCGCCATCAACCATTGACATTGCTCCTCTAGTAGCTTCACGGACAACGGCTTTGGACCCGCCTTTAACAATCCCTTTGAGTCCTGTATAGAGTCCTTCAGTCCCAATCGTCGCAAGGATATCCGTTGCAACTTGAGGGACAGTGTTAAGGAGTTGGAATGTTATTCCGTACTCGTCACCAAATAGACGGGAGTACTCTTCCCGATCTGACTGCTCCTTGTTCATCGCAACTAGAGCTTTAGCGGCAGGCTCGATGCCCATGAGTGCACCGATGCCGACAGGAAGTGTAGCGATAGCTGAGAAGGTACTCATCCCCAATTGCTGGAGACGCTCCGACATACCGTCATAATTTTGTGCGTTGTTGCCAACCCATTCTTCAATGAACTCAGATGGCTTTTTGCCTGCTGCTCTAGCAACGGCATACGCAGAAGTTGCCTCACTACTCTCGCCTAAAATCAATTTAAGAATCTTAGGTGCCTCGGTCTCAAGCATTGCTTGACGCTGAATGGTTGCGCGTTCTTTCTGATCCTCATTGAGTGGAGCCATTTTAAGAGCTTGCTCAAACTGAGTCTTGTTACCAATTAGTGCGGGACTTACAATGACGTTGCCTAAGCTGTCTGTATCGAGTCCTGTCTCAGGTCTATCAGCACGATAGTATGGGCCTGATGCGTGTTTCAAATAGTCACCTAAGAACTGATTGACTTCCCTAGACGAGAAACGATCAGCGATAGCTTTGTTGCCACCAATCAATTCGGACGGTGCGGCAACAGGATCTTCGTGGTGTGTGATTCCAAAAGCATCTGTCACTACTCCAGCAACAGCATCAAGCGGAATGGCTACTGCTTTCTTGACGTAGTCAAAAATGGTCTCGCCAGTTGTAAGTTGCTCAGTCCGTTTAGCCTCACGAATCCTTGCTGCCTCTTGGTCAAGCGAACTGCGAAGAGTCGGATCTTTCTTTGCAAGATTCTCGATTGAGTTTGCAAAGACGTTATAGCGAGTACCTTCTGCAACGGTAGCATTACCACCATTGATTGGCATTGTCAGCTTCTTAACGTCGTTTAAGTCAGAAGCAGAGATTGCTCCATTGTTAATCAGAGTGTCAAGTTCTCCATTTAGATTGTCAGGCTTAGTGTCAGCACCTGTATAGAGTTGCCGACCACCCTCTTCATCAACGGCAACAACTCGATAGTCTCCTCTATCTACAGCAGAAAGACGAGCATTTTTTACTTGTGCTCTATCACCGACGTAGCTGTCAACAAGTCCTTGTAGTTCGCCTACTTTATCAGGCGAAGTTTGTTTCAGCGAAAGATACTGCTGGATCGTCGGTGCCCTCTCAAGAAATTCAGGACTGTCCTTTGCAAAGTCATTCTGGTAATGGTCAAGCAAGAACTTGGCATCCGCATCTTTATTTTGGATCGGAGTGAGGAGATCTTGTAGCTTCTGATTGCGGTCTTCTTCAGGTTCTTCATCAGAGATTAGACCGTCTACTCTAGCGCGATCAACAATACCTTGTTGGATCTCCTGTTCAGCGGTATCGTCGAGTTGACCATTCTTATAAGCACTCGTCCGAACGTAGTCGGCGTATTGCTTGATTCTTTCAGAAGTGTCGGCGGTCGCATTGGCTTCTGCCCATGCATCAAACGGTTGAATTTCCAGCATCGTGGTAAATTAGTTGGTTATGTTTAGAGACGAGTTATTTTGGAGAAGTAAATCCTGATCGGAAAGAAGATCTTGTAGGTTTTGGTGGGGCTGCTGCTCTCTTGCCTAAGTAAATATCGGACACAATACTTTGCCCAATACCAATTTGTTCGGTTACATTTGCTTTACCAAACTTTTTAATTTCATCTGGCGTACCGAACTCTTCTACTACTGAGGTGACAGCATTTCTGCTAATTGGGTCGTCGTAGTCAGTAGCTGGACCCATTGGGTTAAGCTTATTCTCTTTGGGCTTTGCCTTAGAGACAAAGTCAAATACCTTACCGAGACGGTCTTGTTTTTCTTTTTCTGCCTCTATACTGACTCGTCGATTGATCTCGCCAGTCTTAGCTGTATAAAGACCTGTGCCGTAAACGTCAATAGGGACATCTTCATTTGCTGCCAAAGAACGACCAATGCTTTTCTCGTAAGCTGCAAGAGTATCAGGATGTGCGCCAGCATTGAAGTAATCAAGTTTGGTCACTCGATCTTTTTGCTGAGTCGTAAGACTTGAGTTAGCAGCATTAAGTGCGTTAGCAATTGCAGGATTGAGTGCAGCTTGTCCTGCTAAGTTAATACCCATAATGCCAAACTCTTGTTTCTTTTGTGCATTATCTTTATTTGGATCGGATGCAATTGAAGTTAGTTGTGATTGTATCTGCTCCAGTCCTGCAAACATATTCCGTTTACGAGCAGCGTCTTCGCGTGCTTGATCCAAGGTAAATTTTGCAGACTCAAACTGCATCTGGCGGGATTTAATATCCATGCCTGCCTGCTCTACAGCAGCGCGTTGCATATAATCTCTCTGAGCATTTAGTCGATTCTCCCGCAGCATACCAGCAGCCATGTAAGGATCAATCTTTGGGTCACTTGCAAGACGATCAAAAAACTTTCTCTGTGTAGGCAAGAAGTCACGTTCATACGGAGTTTGCTCCATAGTAGTATCTGAAGTAGCTGTAGTATTTACTGAAGACGTAGCTACAGGTGTAGGTACAGTCGGGTATGTACTCAGCAAAGCATCAAAGTCAGAAAGAGCCATATTTTATTGTGGGGTAAACTTCTTAGAAAGTCCTGCTTCTCTACTGATAGCAATACGTTCTTTAGTCGATAGCTTTTTAAAGTCCTCGTCACTAATCTTCGCACGTCGAGATGCAAGGGCTACCTCTTGTAGTTTCTGTGCATCAGATAAATTCTGTGCAGATGCCCTTGCATCTGCAAATGCATCACGAGCTTCTCCAACTAACTTTCCTGTAGCATATGAAGTTCCAACAGGATTGAAGAACCCTTGAATACCTGACTCAAGTGCACTTTTTCCTGCTGCTTGTTTTAGTTCATCTACACGTTGTTTGCGTAAATCTTCATCTGTAGCTAAACGATATCCTTCTATACCCATTGTAGCTACATCAGCAATGCCAGAAACCTTACCTAAGCCCTTAGCTATTCTACCACCAACAGAAGCGTACTTACCATACTTGCCTGCCACTTTAGCTAAGTCCGCAGCTTCTGTTGCATACTTACCTGATCTACTTGCGAGGGCAGGTACTGTACTCTCAAGAGCAGCTTGAGTTTCTTTAGCAGTCTTAACAGCAGTATCGGATGCTCCTTTTGCTTTAGCAGCATAATCCATAAAGGGTTTAGCTTCAAGTTTGAGGTCGGAAATAGAACTAAGTCGTTTTAGTTCTTCGGCATCTCTTGCTGCCTCTCCTGCTGTAACAATACCTTTTGCAACATTCGATGCTCTCTTAGCGGACTCTGCTTCTTTCAATGCCGCACTAGCTGCTTTATTAAGGGTATCGGATTCACCTAAAGCAGCGGTAATTTTACCCTCAATTAAGTCTGATTTTGCAAGAGTATTAAGACTTTTCTTAGCAATTTGTTCTCCTTCTTTTGCTAACGAAGCGGAACCCTTGCTACCAAAATAGCTTGTAGCTAAACCTGTTTTGACAAGATTACGGGCAATGTCATTACCAGTTACATTTGAGTCATTACTAACTCCAGTTGGTGTTGATTCAGTTGCTGCACTCGTAGTTCCCGTAACTGCTTTTGGTGTTCCAGCTACAGTTTTGTCTGTAGCTTTAGGAGTAAATGGAGTGGTTATTGAGTTTGGATTATAACTATCACCACCCATTAAACCAGCCGTAATCTCTTGTGCTCGTTTTGTATCCTTTGCAGCGGACGCAGCCCTATCACTAACTCCTTTTAGGATTTTTTCGTTAGTTGCGTCAATCATGCTCTGGGCATCGTTTTGGCTAAGGCCTGATGCCATACCTGCACGCAATGCACGAGCTTTACCAGCAGCAGTTTGCAGCGCACTCGTCTCATTTAGTCTGCTACTTTGATCAAGTTGGGACTGAAAATCATTAGTGTCTTTCGGGAGTGGAGCCTCGCCTCTAAGTTTACGAAGAGCCTGTTGCGTATCGAAGGTTGACTTGTCCCCGTAAGTTTTGAACCGACCTAAGTCTGATTCACCACCTAATTGTTTCTGGCGTTGAGATTCTTGGTATGCCATCCTATCAAGTCTTGGAGTAGAAGAACCAATACCTGAACCTAAGGCATTGGCTTTTGCTTCTTCTTCACTCATGCCGCTGTTAATAGCTTCTTGATAGATACTCTGCAAACGTAGCTCTTCTTGACGCTTTTTAACATCCTCCGCATTGGGGTTATTTGCGCCGTACGCAGCATCGTTGTAAGAGCGTCTTGCCTCACGCTCAGAAGAGGCGATAGCTTTCTCTTGTTGATTTTTAAATTGATTGCCAGCCATAGTAGTTTGGATTATTTGTAGTAGCCTTTTTTATTCCCACCACCATAAGGAGTAACAGGCGCAGGTGCTTGGTACTGGTAAGGGTTTGCAGCCATGCCTGCTCTATTAGCAGCAGCAATTTGCTTGAGGTAGTTTACCATTGCTTGTTATTTTTCAGGAGTATCCATAGAGCCTTTAGCATACGTAATACCACCATTCATTTTTGGGTTAAAGTATTGCTTTGACTCAATGAGTTTAACATTACGCTCTGCCTGTGATGCAAGGTTCTCCCTTTGAAACTGCTTCACACCACTATCAACAATCCCACCAGCATAGGCTTCGTCCTGTCCAAAAGCTTTATTTCGTAGTCCACCGTAATCAGCCTTCTCTTGCATCGGTTGCAGACGGAGACCTGATTGAAACTGTGCAGTGCCTAACTGAGATTTAGAGATCTGCTCTTGCGTCCTATATGGGTTCGTAGCAATGGTCATACCATACTCCGAATTTGTAGCTGCGGTTTTAAGTGGGTTAGTATTACCTAAAAATTGAGCGTTAAGCTCATCAATCTTTTTCTTAGGGTCATAACCACTACCACTTATTGTCATACCATTATTGGAGTATTGTGTAGGGTACGGCTGTGCGTAGTTCTTAAAGTACGTGGGTTGCGTTGAAGTTGATGCCGAAGTAGCCATAATCAAATATAAGTGTTACCAGTTGTAGTGGCAAGCCCACCACTTAGGGGTTGTTTTATCATTCTCCGATGAACAGTTCATGCGAGACTTGAAATTAGCGCGACGTTTGGTGTCATGGTGTTGCAAGAAATCTTGATAGCCCCTTTGCCCAAACTTAACTTTGGCGACCTTAGAGCCATCTTTGGCGAGCACTACGTACTTCTTAGGGTCGCCTGCAGGTGCCTTCTTTGGTTTATTGAAACCAGCAAAGAGTTCTCCGTGGTATTTGATCTTACCATCTGGGGTTCTTTTGAATTGAGTCGGCACTCACGAAATATTGCACCAGTCAAATCAAAATAGCAAGCAATTATTTTATCCTGTACCTTGTATCCTGAATCTTGTACGATCCATCAGTGGTTCCGAAGAGCGTTCAAATTGCAGGATACAGGATTCCGATTCGGATAAAGGATCTGAGCGGAGATCCGTACGGGCAATACTTGCCTGATAAGAAAGTCATCGAACTGGATAAGGGTACGGTTAAGGACAAGAAACTCTTACGCGAAACACTTCGGCACGAAATGGTTGAGGCAGCGTTGTTCATCTCAGGCGTAAGCTGGAGCGAAAGCTACGAGCAGGAGCCTATCGTTCGCGCCCTCGATGAAATCTTTTGGCCTGCTTGGGATAAGGTCTCAGGCAAGCTCTGAAAATTTCCGATACAGGATACCTTATAAGTATTCTCTCCTTTAGGTAATTCATATTAACTCAATAATTCAGTTCTTTTAATCTCCTTTGGATTACTGAATTATTATGAATTACACTACTTTGAGAAACTCTTCAGATTTTCCTGCCGTGTAGTAAAGTCCATTTGAAGGACTCAATCGTAGATCATTTGCGAGTGTTTTGACCTGCTTACGATGTCGAGATCTTTGAGCGTTCTTGGCTGGCGACTGCCGAATACCGACATATCATTCTTCTTCGGTGGGTCCACTGCAACCATTCCGTGCCTCTGTCTTGCCAGATCGAGTGCAATGAACGCTGCGTCCGCGATGTCAGGCGACTGGCCTGAACGCTGTTTGAGTTCCGCTTTGGTCTCAACCTTCACCTTCAACGTGCCTGACTTGACCATATCGTAGCGTCTCGTGCACATTTCCTTTGCAAGATCCGCATTGATCCCACAGATCTGTTGTGTCCGCATGAACTCTTTGCCAACGAACCAAAGCTCTGATACCCTATTGGTGTATAGCTCTTCTCCAATAAGTTGACTATTCATGCTAACCCGACGTTCCGATGCCTTGCCACCGAACTGCACGCGCAAGAACTGATCTGACCACTCGCCTGCAAGTACATCACAAAACGGCGAACCTGCGCCTGTTGAGTCAATCGCTACGTTTTCAGGTTTGATGCCCAACTTAAGGCAGTGATCTCTGATTTGATGCACGATCTGGTACGTTCGCGGCACAGCTTTATTTGTCGTGTCATCGTTTAGTGTGATGTAGTTCTCAAACTTTAAGCCGTATTGTCCGTTAGTGAACGTGCCTACCCTTGCCATGTACATTACCGTTCTGTCCCCCCCGTTTGTGAAGGCTGGATCGACTCCTGCAATCAACGTCGTAGGCCCACTGAACTCCCATGACTTCGTTGCGCCTGACTTGATCATCTCCGCTTCTCCGTAGATGCCTTCGTTCTCATCAGAGTCAAAGAAGACGGCACGAACCATTCGATAGTACGCCCTACTCGTCTCACCTAAGAGGGCTTTATCCTCCTCAATCTTTTCGATTGTAGGTAAGAATGGGTAAAGAATCTGTCCTGCAAGTACGTTAGGGCTACGTTCTCCATCGAGTCGGATGTACTTGCCGCCCCACTTTGTGACCCACTCGTCGTCTACTTCAGGCGTAACAGAGTCCCATCCATCTTTTGGCGTACTCCAGTCACCGAATGCGTCAAAGCGACTGGACGGGTTACTCGCGCCTTTGAACTCAAAGCGAGGGTTCTTACTCAAGTTGGCGAGTGCCGCCTGCTTAATGGCTGGCGAGAGTTCGCCCAACTCGTCACCAATCAGAATAACGTGTTTCTGCTTAAGACCAATGAACTTGCCAATAGCCTCTCTCGTGCGACTCTTTTCCGCTGCAATCAATGATAAGCCTGCCCTGTCGAAGGTCTGCCCATTCTCGTCAACGTAGTTTGCAGAACCAATCGAGTCCCGAATGTTGATCGGTGCTCCGTCAATGACGGACAGCAAAGAGATCACGGAACCCCATACCCGCTTACGAGCCTCACGCAAAGTGGTCGATGTCATCAAGACTAGCGTGTCCCTCGGAGCGGCAAGCCAACTGATGATCCCATATCCTGCAAGCGTGTGCGATTTGCCTGACGATGCAGCCCCACCGATTGCAAGATACTTGTTGTTGATGCACTCGTGAACGATCTTGTCTGCCCACGGATGACGGACGAACATATGTTCAGGCAAGTCGTCCTTGTTCCACAGTAGGTCCGCAACGCGCCAGAAGTAGAACTCCCTTGCCTTCGGTGACGGATGGTTGGCAAAGCCCCACAGCAAAGCGGTGAGCGTACTGGTGATGGGAATCAGATATCCGCCGACATCCATCTTCTTGCTCACGGAGTCAATCCTCGGCTCCAGTACTGAATTAGTGATCTTATCTGGATTCTGTTTCTTGGGCCTGCCCATACGATTGACCCTACCAAAATAAAAAAGGTTTGACAAGTAATTGTTTTTGCGTTTATCTCGCCTTGCCATGTCAGAAAGTGCTCCAGCACCCAAACGAAAAGCCATTAAAAAGGTTAAGTCTAAGACACAACAACTTCGGGAAGAAGGAATTGTAAGACGACGCAAAGAAGCTGAACTCAAACAACGATGCTTTGACCTGTACGCTGCTGGCTGGAAGCAAGTACGGATCGCAGAAGAGATGGACATCAGCGTACACCGCATTTGTCGTTGGTTGCAGAAAGCAAATAAGGTTCTAAATAAGGGGTCAGAGGACAATGAACCTAAACCTGAACCCTTTGAGAAGAATCTGGAAGACGTTACCACTAGCGTGGTTACGGATTCAAGACTCAACGCACGCGATGAAGAGCAGCAAACACTTCTGGAAGTTGCTGAGAATCAAGCAAGTCCTTCCGATAAGTATCAAGCCTACGTCGCTGCGTCTGCAATCAAGATGCTACGCGACAACCTGATGAATGTCAGAGGTCCGAGGACCGTACGCGAATTGTCGGAGTTGGATCAGCTTATCCGCCGTAACTTAGGCTTGAACCCTAAAGGTGGCAGCGGTAGCAGTGGCGGACTCTCGATTGATATTTCAATACTCAACAATGCCAAAGCCGCAAACGGCGGATCGAGCGTAGTTGTGGAAGCGGAAGAAATTGAATGAGCGACGTGCAGGTCATCGTAGGTATTGACAACGGCGTGAGCGGTGGCTTGTGTGCCATCAGTAGCTTCGACGGATCTGTCATCGACTTCATTACAATGCCGATTGAGAAGGTAGGCGACAAGCCTGAAGTGAGCATCAAGGGCGTTCTGTACTGGCTGGATCAGTTCTCGCCGTTGAGTACTGCCGTTGCCATTGAAGAGCCGCTGAGGCACGCGAAGTCCTCACAAGCCATGAGGTCCATGAGCATCTCATTTGGCAAGATCATTGGTCTCTGCGAGACGGTACTGTATCCAACATACAGGATACAGGTTAAGGAATGGCAGGATGTCGAGCTAGGCAAGCGTCTTGCAAAGGGACAGACCAAAGTCGTTGCGCTTGCTAAGGCCCAACAATACTGGCCTGATGAGAACTGGCTTGCTACAAGCAGGAGCAAAGTACCCCATGATGGAATAGTTGACTCTGCGTTAATAGCCCGATACTATCTACACCATAGACAATGAACCGACTTTACATCATCGAAGCTCTCTCCGCAATGCTGGAGGACATCTTCCGCCATCCTATCACGTTCCCCTACCGTGAGGAGTTCAGCGCGTTCTTTGAAGCAGATGAGTTTGACGAGTTTCGTCGGATGGTGCAGCAAGAGTTTGATCTCGACGACAACACTATTGTTGATTCTGCTGAGACTTTTAACGAATTGATCGCCCTTTTAGAGGACGAATTATTTTTCTGAAAAAAAGTATTGACGGTCTGAGACCTGTCTGGTAGTTGGTGGTGCGAAACAAAACACACCACACAATGTCATTTGGAACTGGAGCAGGAAAAGGGGATTTGCCACGCGCCGTAAAAGGCGAAGCATTCCGTGCCGCATACGATTTGATCAAGAAGCCTGAGCCGCTCGATGCGTTGCTAGCAAAGTTTGACGAAGCCGTAAACAATCAGGATACTGAACTTGTTGAAGAACTGCACACGCAGATTAAAGCTCACCCATACTATCGCGGCAAGCCGTGAACCAAACAGCGTTCGACTGGATCGAAGTCACTCCAACCGATAAATGGAGAAACGTATGTCGCTAATCATACACGCTGACCTTCTCATTAAACAAAAATATGAACACTACAAACATACCGAAGAGTTTACCAATTAAATGCTGTGATGCAGACTACGAAGCTATTATTGGTTGGATGTCTAAGCAGCCACACCATTCACTTGACGGTTGCGTAAATAGCACCATTCGTTGGTCTTATTATATTTGCGATGAAGGAATGTTTTCAACTATTAAAGTAACTGATAATGGAACTAAAGAAGTCTTTACAGTTCCCTTAAGTGATCCTGAAAACTGGTAATACACCAAACAAAAATATGAACATTATCCTAACTAAAGAACAAGAAGATAGCATTGTTATAAACCATCAAGAAGCTATTACCACTGCAATTAAAGACGCAGTAGACAAAGAACTTAGCTCAATTAGGAATGACTGGAGAATTCAGGATCAAGTTCAACAGCTTATACGGAAACAGTTTGGCGATATAATGAACGAAGTCATTGCTGAAAAGCTAAAGGATAGGAAATTAGTAGAAGAGTTAGTTAGCGAAAAGCTAGCTGCTTCAATCAAAAGTCGCTTAACCAAACAACTGAATGCTTTATCAAAAATAGAAACCCCAACATAATGAAAGAAGTAATAACATTTGCCCTAATCTGGATCTTTGCTGCTTTAGTTACAGTTACTCTGTGGCACGCAGCAGTTGGAGGACGTGATGACGATGACTACCCAAAGCTATGAACACACAAAAAGAATGCTGCGACGAGCCGCGTGGATTTGTAGGAGGCGTGTGCGATTTCTGCGGAGGAGAAGTACAGCCAGAACCTACTGATACACCAGAAATAGTAGAGCAGACACTAAAACTGCAACATAGATTACTGTCTAAAAATCCGCGAGTAGTTGGGTACAACTTTAATGATCGCCCTAATGAAGTTTTTAGCACCCATAAGCTATTGCAAGAACATCGTGGATTTACTGACGAGCAAATGAGACAAACCGTAACCATTTTATGAACACACCAAACGATCCAAAAGGCGCAGCAGGCGCACTGAAAACACCATTAGGCTTAATCCCATCCTACGCAATGGAACAAACTGCGTGGGTACACAAGTTAGGCTCCGATAAGTACGGGCCTTTTAACTGGCGCAAAACTGGCGTGTGCGCTTCGACTTACGTCAACGCAATCCTGCGACACTTAAACGCATGGCGTGACGGTGAAACTGTCGATTCTGAATCAGGTATCTCGCATCTGGCACACGTTGCCTGTAGCTGTAACATCTTACTTGATGCAGGATTCTGCGGCACGCTACAGGATGACCGTAACATTACGCCTCCTAATACGCCAGCTAGAAAAATGGATAAGCCTACGCCTATTCCGTACACAGAGTACAGGCTTCTTGAAGTAGGGGAGCCAATTCAAGATGGTGACCAGTTCTATTCCGTAGCATTAGACTACTGGCTTTTTACAAATATTGGTAATACACTAACCAATACTACTGGTGCGACAAAGTACCGACGCAAAGTCGAGCCAGTTAAAACAGAGTACAGGATTCTTGAAGTAGGGGAGATCGTGCAGGAAGGCGATGATTACTTCGACGATTACCATAAAGCGTGGATGCCTTCGTGCTATAGAGGCTTAGTTATGAAAGACTCTACCACACGAAACCGCCGCAAAGTTGAGCCAGTTGAAGAGCCAGTTCCTATGGACACAGAATACAGGCTTCTTGAAGCAGGAGAAATCGTGCAGGAAGGCGACGAGTTCTTTTGCCCTCTAGCGAATGAATGGGAGTGTACAAGTAACGCAGGTCAAGTTAACAAATGGGGCGAACCATACCGCCGCAAAGTAGAAGCAAGCAACGAGCCTGATCTCTGCACTTGTGGCAGGATCAAGATCAACCACTTCATGTTGGGCCTAATCTGCGAAGACTGCGAAATCCGTTGGCAAGATCCCTATTGATTTTGCTGCACACTAAAATCACTAATTTTACTAAACTATGAAAATACCAGACCCAATTAAAATTAAAGGCCATTACGGCACGCACACTTGTACAGCGATCCCGCTTTCGGATTCACTGTTCCAGATTAAGTTTGAGGGCAACAGTCCTATACGCTGCGGCGGGTTTGCTAACGATCCAACAGGCAAAGAGGGCTTGAGTTTCATCGATCCTGCTGGCGGTCCATTTATCGGCGTAGGCTCTATTGCACAGCAGTACCATAAGGACTTGCCGAATCGCCGCATTAAACGGATCGTAAGTAACGAAGGCGCAACGCTTATTCACATTGAGTCCGTTGACGACGATCTGGATGAGCCGTTGGGCGTTGCTTGTAACTTAAATGATCCTGACTGCGAAAGCTGCCAATAGGAAAATAATTTGAAATTTTTCTTGCGCTTCGCACGCAAAAGAACTATGACTGATTCCGTTGGTGCTGTTGTGGGCGTGGCCCGTCCCACAACGTGAAAGGCTCCATGCGGATTCCAAATCAGCAGAAAGTCAACGGGCCGCCACTCTACTAAAACTATGAACACAAATATACAACAAATACAAATCTTCTCAGAAAACCGCGAATATCCCAACGAGCTAATTATTGATATAGACGGCACAAAACCAACCTGCCCAATTACGTTTTACAGTGCTGGTATTCCAGTATTCTCGTTAGCGTCGTATGAGGTCGATCAATTCTGCGAAGAGCTACAAAAATTAGTACCATGAACAAAGAAAACGCATACTTATATCTTCCGCTTGTGCAAGCACTAACTGAGGGGAAAACAGTACAATTTGAATATGCAAAAGATATTTGGAAGAGTTTTGTGAATTTAGAATTCACTCACTCACCAGAAAAATACCGTATCAAGCCAGAACCATCTCGCACGTTTAAGATGTGGTTTTATAAACCAACAGGACGAATGTATCCGTGGGTTGAAGGTGAAAAACAATATGTAGAATCCGACGAATGGGAACGCATAACCGTGCAGGAGGTGCTGGAATGAGTGCGACAATTTGCAGACACAATCGGCCAACTGACATATGTGGGTTGTGTAACCCAATAACCAAAATAGCTGCACCAGAAACAGACGAAACTTTTGGATACTATGTAAAATCCGAACTAACGGCAGCTATTGCCGAACGCGATACCGCCATTGCCGAACGCGATGCAGCTATTGCTGACCTAAATATACTCTGCGATAAAGTGCTTGAATTAAATACACTGCTACAAAAACACGAAAACCAAAATGACTGACACACCAGAAACCGATGCAATGAACGATGCAAGAAATGGACTAATTACGGATTCATGGTTCCATTATTCCGTCAACCATATGAAAATGTTGAAGTTTCTTCGCGAACTTGAACGCGAGCGCAACGCCGATAGGGCGCGACTCGACTGGCTGTGCCAAACGGAATACTGGTTCGACACAGATGGAGCAGAGGAATGGACTCCAGAATCATTCCGCGCTGCCATAGACAAAGGCATGGCTGAAGAACCACATATCATGACCAACCAACTAACCAACCAAAATGACTGACTATTGTCTAACTACGCCTTGTTCGCTTTTTCAAACCACATGGGAAGCTCGCAACGGCAAAATGGAACCAGTAAAAACTCACGATCTTTTCGTGTGGGCTTGCATAAACACGAAAACAGGAGAAGTCGAAATGACGGAAATCCGTGCTCATGAAGATGAACTCGACAAGAACCTTGTAGAAGGATGGGAATGGAGACGCTTCTTACTAATTGAGGATAACTCTCCACCTGCCACTATCTCAACCAACCAACCAAAATGACTGACGAACAAATCAACCAACGGATCGCGAAAGCTACAAAATGGAAATCTAAAACGATAGGTCCATCATGGTACGAGTATGAAACCAAAATGCCAAACTGGGCAGGATGCCTCAACGCCATGCATGAGGCTGAGAATAATCTAGACTTTGATCAATGGCATAAATACGCATCACTTATAGGACGGCATGATTACAAGTTATTGGTTAATGCAAACGCTCGCCAGAAAGCAGAAGCATTTCTAAAGACACTTGGGAAATGGGAGGATGAAGCATGACTGACAAACAAATCAACAAAGCAGTTGTAGTACTGCGCGGCTGGAGATTCGTAGAGGATAATCCCTATTACGAACCGTATTGGGAAGACCCTAAGGGCAATATGCTTTCGGCATATTTAGACTGGTTCCCCAACTATGCAGGATGCCTTAACGCCATGCATGATGCTGAAGAGTGGCTTATGCGTGAAGATCTGCACGCTTATGGATGCTATGTCGTCAACCTATATGATAAACATAGTAATGTCATCCACGTTACTGCCCGCATGAAAGCAGAAGAATTCTTAAAGGTACTTGGGGAGTGGGAGGAGGAAGCATGAGCGATACACCAGAAACTGATAAGCTAGTAAGAACATATCTCACGGTAATTGGCACAGATGCCATAGGGATGGCTTCTAAGCTAACATTGAAATGCGAAAAACTAGAACGCGAACGCGATGGACTATTAAAAAATCTTAATGTATTAGCCTACTGGCGAGATATTTCCGAATGCGATTGCAACGATCCACTTCCAAACGGAGGGTGCTTGCGGTGTGATTTGGATAATGTATTTAATACAACCAACCAAAATGACTGACGAACAAACCAACAAAGCAATCGCGGAAACAGATGCAACTATTGCTAAAGCAGCAAATCGGCTCGATGAAATACATATTTCGGAAAGCCTAAAAGAGCATTTATATTTTGAAAGGGAAATGCAAGATATGCTGCTTGAAAGGTTAGAGAAAACGCAAGAGCGCATGATAACCGCAGAACGTATCTGCAACAAGATTTACATTGCACGAAACATCACGCTTTCGGAGGAATCAATGCTTTCAGCACTTGCTGAAATCGACAAAACTTACCGAACACAAAACGATGGAAACTAAATGAGAACCGTAAAAGAAGAACAATTACAAAAGGACGTGAAAGTTTGGAAATCAAGAGCGGAAGCACATGAAGAAAACTACTTGCAGATGCTCAAGCGTATTGACGATGTTATTGCAGAACGTGATGAGGCAACACGATCCTGCCATATCTGGCAAAAGGGTCACTCAGATATTGTTGCGGAACGTGACCTTTGGAAACTTGAAGCGACTCGTTGGCGCGATATGTATTTGGAGTACGACGAAATGCTGGAGGGACAGGTTCAGGAAGCTGTGGATCGGCTTAACAAAGTTTGGGAAGATCTGGATAAGCTCAAGAAGAAAGTACAGGATGATCTACGGGAAGACTAAGTTGCAGTGGTGCAGACGCTGCCAGCAAGACAAACCAGTACGCGAGTTCTATGAAAGCCACCGCACGCGCTGTATGCGCTGCATGAGCGAGTGCGCCAAAGAACGCCTATCCGATCCTGTAAAACGGCAGCAGCAACGTGATCGATGCAAGAAGAACTACTACGAAAAGAAAGATGAAAACACTATTCCCGAAACAAAGAAAGTCCGTTGACTCTCTAAAAGAAGCCTTACGCGTTTATAACGGTGCACTTGATTCAAGCCAAACAGGTGTAGGCAAGACTGTTATTGCCAGTTATGTAGCCTTAGAGTTTGGCAGACCTGTTGCTGTAGTATGCCCAAAGATTGTTATCCCGCATTGGGAGCGTGAACTTGCAGAGGTTGGAGTCACACCGATCTTTATTTCAAACTACGAGAAATTAAAGAGAGGCAACAACCATATTATTAAAGCTGCCAAGAAACTTTTCCGTTGGACGCTGCCAGAAGGAACACTGATTATTTGGGACGAGTGTCACAAGTGCAAGTCCCCGTATAGTCAGAACTCACAGATGCTCGTTGCAGCAAGACAAGCTGGATACTGCAATCTATTACTTTCTGCCACAGCTTGCCAAGACCCTACAGAGATGCGGTCTTTAGGTTTCGCTTTAGGGATACATTCACTGAACAGACCTGAAGGATCAAAGAAGAGTTGGTTCTCGTGGATGATGCAATATGGATGCAAGAGAGATCCGTGGAACAATTGGGTAGCTGGACCTGTACCAAAATTGGTACACCTTAACCAAGAACTCTACTCTAAGAATTGTGTTAAGCTCACACCTAAGGACTTGCCCAATGCCTTTACGGACAATCAAGTCATCACAGAACCACTTGCTTTCTCCTCGCTCACGGACATTGCTCGCTTCTACAAGCAACACGGAGTTACTCCTGAAATCGTGGAACAGTTCCTTGAGGACGGTGGAGCGTCACCGCATATCCTTGTGGAGATCTTGCGTGCGAGACAGCTTGCTGAAGCTGCTAAAGTGCCAGATATTCTTGACATGATTACAGACGCTTGTGCTGAAGGGTATAGCGTAGCTGTCTTCGTCAACTTTACCGACACCGTCAAAGCCCTTGCTGATACGCTCACGCACGCATCCGTTATCGTCGGAGGTCAAAGTTCTATGGTGAGGGAGGATAACGTACAGAGATTCCAAACGAACCAAACGAACGTGATCATCTGCAATATCGCAGCAGGAGGAGTCGGTGTTTCACTTCACGATACGGAAGGTGGGCATCCGAGAATGAGTTTGATTTCGCCGACATTTAACGTGAAAGACTACATTCAGACCTTAGGTAGAGTACATCGTGCAGGCGCAAAAAGCCCTGTAGTTCAACGAGTTCTGATTGCTTCAAAAACTATTGAAGAAAAAATCGTTGACAAGTTGGAAAAAAAGCGATTGGCTATGGACACATTACACAAGAAACCGACACCATGAATATCGAAACCGTAGACCACTCCGAACGAGCACACGCTGAGTTCGGCCCATCATCACTAAAGTACTTCTCAATCTGTGCTGGATACCACGGCAAGGAAGGGACTAACGCCGCTGCCGAAATGGGCACGCGTATCCATGAAGCACTTGAGGTGCGCGACACTTCTGCACTGCATAGTGAGGAGGAAGTTCAGATCTATGAGCGTATGCTTGCAGAGGAGATTGAGACTTTTGACAACGTCTTTGGTGGGGTCGAAGGAGTCACGATCAAGCGGGAGATGCGCCTAACCCTTGAGCTTGATTGCAAAACCCCAACCTTTGGTACATCAGACATCGTCGCATGGAAAGACAGTATCGGCTTACAGATTGACTACAAGACTGGCATCAGTAAGATCGATCCGCCGAACAAGAATTGGCAGAGCAAAGCCTACGTGCTTGCAACCTTCCAGATGTTCCCACATTTGGAGACAATTCACTTTGCCTTCTTAGTCCCTAAGCGAGACGAGATTCTTATTGGTAAGTTTGAGCGCAGCGAGATGGATCAGCTCCGCAAAGAGATCTCTGACGTTATCATCGCCGCTGAGACGACTCGCCCAAAGTGGGGTAATAAGACGATTGATCTTGACGATCTGAATCCTTCAGTCAACTGCCGCTTCTGTCAGCACGAAGAACACTGTCCTGCATTGGGCGCAGTTGCAGTTGAAGTTGCTCGACGTTATCGTCCTGACCTATTGCCAGATGGTCCTATTGCTTCAGGCGAGATTGACGATACGGAGACTATTGAGAAACTCTACATTGTAGCTAAGATCGTAGAGAACTGGGCATCAGGTATCAAGCATAAGGCTACAGGAATGGCTCACGATGGCATCGAGTTTGAGTCACTTCGACTTAAGTCAATGGGTGCGCTGAAGAAGACTAAGGAGAAAAACTATCTCGCACAGCTTGCAGTACGCCACGGATTGGACTTGACGGAAGTCATCGAAGCTGCTGACTTGACACTTAATCAACTCTCTAAGGTCTTGCACGAAAAAGCTCCGAAAGGAAAAAAATCTTTTATCGTTGACAGCTTTGAAAAAGAAGCTATTGATCTTGGCATCGTTGAGGTTGGGCCGACGCGATACACACTTTCCTCCAAATGAGGAGAACGGGAGTTATGGTTGTCCCCGCTAGTAAGCATACGCAACAACCAATCGTAAACCAGAAAACAGAAACCATGAGCAGTAAAAAAGAAAGCACCGACGTGCAAGTTGCAGAAACCGAAACATTGGCAGTCGCACCGACTAACAATAGCCTTGCGTTCTCTACGCAAGACATCGACATCCCTCGCCTCAACGTCATCCAAAAGATGTCGGAGATCAAGGGACCAATCGGAGCAGTGGTCATCGACCAAGACTCCGTACTCCTTGAAGCTGAACAGAAAGCTCCAGTCATCGTGATTGGTGCCGTCAAGAAGTGGAAAGAGAACGTACCATTCGGTGAAGACTATATCCCAAAGATTGTGTCTTCAGAAGCCGAAGCTAAGGACATTGCTGCTGATAGCAACTACGAAGTAATCGAGTTCGCTGAAATTGTACTCCTGATCCCACAGACAGGTGACGACGATAGCCTATTCCCTTACCCAATCGGAGATACCAATTATCAGATTGGTCGTATCACCGTTCAGAAGGATGCGTACCGCTTGACCTACAAGCGTCTATTCACCTTCCAGACGTTCAATCCCGCAATCTCAGTTGCTACCCGCTTCTGGAACTTCGGTACTGAACTTATGTCGAAAGGCAAGTATAGCTGGTATGTACCAACGCTTGCCATCACGAAGAGCGAAGTGCCTGCTGACGCTATTGAGTTCGCTAACCGCCTAACGAAAGGATCAAACTAATGGAAGCTCTACCTAATCCACTGTCGGTCCTTAAGCGTGAAGCCGATTCAATTCGTGCAGTCCTGAAGACTATCGACGAAAACATCAAGGATTTGAACTCTCAGATCGAGGAGGTTCAATTTCAAAAGTCATCGTTGCAGCTTGTCGTTCAGGCAATCGATAACGAGATGGATCGAATCCGTATTGCCAACCCAATTATTGAGCAGTTGGAGTTTGAACTAGATCCTGAGTAACCCTACCCCAACCTCACACGCTACACTCATTCAGTGTAGTGTGTGGGGTTCCTTTATGCCCACATACTAAAATGAAAACTTACGCCCTCGATTGGGAATCTTACTACGATGGAGAATGCTCCATCACAACCCTTGGCCCTAGAGGATATTTCTCTCATCCTCAGTTCGATGCCTACATGATAACTATTGCTGGAGATGACGGGTTCCGTTTCGCTGGACACCCCGACGATTTCGACTTTTCGATACTTACGGGCAATCGTGTGTTGTCCCACAACGCATCGTTCGACGAAAGCCTCTACCTATACGGTGTGGAGATGGGCTGGTTTGAGTCGTGCAGTCCTGCTGAATGGCATTGCACCGCTGACATGACCGCCTTCTTAGGCTTGCCGAGATCCCTGAAGAACGCTACTGCCGCAGTCTTCGGCACTGAGATTACGAAGACAACTCGTGACAACATGAAGGGCAAGCAATGGGCTAACATGACCGATGACTTCAAGAAAGAGGTCACGGAGTACGCCATTAAGGACGCTGAACTTTGCTTAAGATTATGGCAAGAGTTGTCAGACAGATGGTCTGAGACCGAACGTAAGATCAGTCACCTGAACCGAAAGGTGGGTCAGCGTGGATTGCCGATTGATACTGATCTGCTTCAGAAGAACCTGAGCCAAATCAAAACAGAACTATTTGAGGCGGAGCAAAGCATTCCGTGGATCGCGGACTACACTCCGTTATCACGCAAAGCGTTCAACGAACAGTGCCGCAAGCAAGGGATTGAGCCACCAGCATCACTTGCACAAGATAGCGATGAAGCTGACAAGTGGTTTGCTGCCCATCAGCAAGCCTGTCCTTGGGCGCGTGCTGTGCAAAGCTATCGCCGTATCAATGCATTTCTTCGTAAGCTAGAGGCTTTCGATGCAGGAACGATGCCAGACGGCAGGTACTATGGCGGTCTCATGTACTGCGGTGCAAACCCTACGGCTCGCTTCAGCGGCAGTGGCGGTAATCTAAACCTTCAGAATTTGCCTCGTGATCCTATGTTCGGTGTAAACTTTCGCCACATGATCAAGCCAAAGGACGGCTACAAGCTGATCGTAGCTGACCTTTCGCAGATCGAAGTGCGTACGCTTTGCTGGCTCGCCAAAGATCAGAAAGCCCTTGAACTTATCCGTGAGTCGGAGGATATCTACCATGCATTCGGTGTGTTGTTAGGTCTGCATGATCCCGCTTACGGGCAACTTAAAGACTACAGCAAGGAGCTAAGACAAAAGGTTAAGGCAATCGTGTTGGGCTGCGGCTACGGGATGGGACCAAACAAGTTCTCTGGATTCGCCAATATGCCTATGCTAGAAGCCGAAGTATCCGTAAAGACCTATCGTGAAAGGATGTCGTCTGTCGTCAAGTACTGGCGTAGCCTCGATCAGGATATGGCTATGGCTTACACCTTAGGTGAGCCGTTTGAGCTAGAGCTTCCTTCTGGCAGGTCGATGCGCTATGGCACGCTGAAGCGAATGAAAGAATTGGGACAAACCAATCGTTTCCGCTATATCGGCAAGCTAGTCCGCAACGGACAGATGCGAGACTTTGCAATCTGGGGCGGCATCCTTACGGAAAACTGCTCTCAGGCATTGGCACGAGACATTTTCTCCGATATGATGATTCGTGTTGACGCTGCTGGCTATCCTGTAATTCTCCATGTCCATGACGAAATGGTCTGCGAGGTTCCTGAAGAACACGCAGAGCAAGCACTCGCTGACATCCTTGGCATTATGCACACAGCACCGTCATGGATTCCTGACATTCCAGTTGCCGCTGAAGGGCACATCTTAGATCTCTACTCCAAATGAAATACCGCTACCTCAAAAACAACCGTGCTGTCGCCACGTCATCAACCGACGATTTATCCGTACTCAATTACAAGTGCCCGACCTTCGCCAACAAAGCGGAGTATCGGGAGTGGTGTGCGAAGGATACTACTAACCATTGCTTCTATTCGATGTCGGAGGGTGATGCGCCTTCCGCTCGCGTTAGCACTGACAATCCTGTTAATAAGCTACACGGCTTTGTAGCAGACTTCGACGACGTTCCTGTAGATTGGGACAACGTAGATCAGATCCTGAAGACTCGCTGTGACGGTACACCAATGCCAACATGGAGGTCGAAGACTTATTCTGGCTTCATCCGATTGGTGTGGGAGTTTGATGCGCCGTTGCCTATCGCCGCCGATCTTGCACCTGCTTTCCTCAAGCGGTTATGTGATGCCCTCAAAGCCTCAATGCTCTTAGGAGGATTTGACAAGACCAGCCTCAAGCCTTCTCAGTACTTTGAGATAGGCACGAACTGGACTAAGATCGGAGATACTATTCCGATTAGCTTTGCTCGTACTATCCTGCTCAAGTCAGCAAACGATACGCCGATCAAGACTTCGGATACTAACGTGCCGCTCGACGAGATTGCTGCTGAAGTACTGCGGCGTTTTCCAAATCGCTGGAAAGGCGAGTTTGTAATCGGAGCAAGAGGTCCGCTGTTCTGGATCGACGACGGCATTGATCGTGACGGTTGTCAGGTACGAGAGGACGGCATGATCTGTTACTCTGATCGTGCAGGTAAAGGGTTTGCGTCATGGCGTGAGATCTTAGGTAAGCAGTTTCTCGATCAGTTTGAGGAGAAGAAGTTGTCCAACCTCATTGACCAGTATTGGTTTAATGGCAAAAGCTATTACAAGATTTTGGGTGGCGGACCTGTAGCGATACCAAAGGATCAGCTTATTCTGGAACTTCGTAAGGTTGGTTTTAGTCCTAAGCCTAAGAAGAACCAGCCAATCTCTGAGATTGAGCAAGCAATCCTGTCGATCTCAAACGACTGCCGTGTAGAAGAAGTCGCGCCTGTTGTGTTCTCTAAGGATCGTGTCGTAACCTTCAACGGACGCAAGATCCTCAATAACTGTCGGGCAACGCCTATCCAACCTGCTGACAATGGAGATCCTGCAAACTGGCCTTGGATTCATCAGTTCGTTATCCCATTCTTTGCGGACGACGAGAAAGGCAATTCGACGCTGCCATACTTCCTTGCATGGTATCAACGTCTGTACGCAGCAATCCTGAACCATCGACTGGATCAAGGGCAACTGTTCATTCTCTTAGGCCCAACAGGTCACGGTAAGACGCTACTGACAAACAAGATTATTGGCGCATCCGTTGGTGGCTTTAGTGACGCTTCGGACTACCTATCAGGCAAGACGAACTTTAACCGCGATCTCTGTGGCTCTGCCGCATGGGTTATCGACGACCAAACGGCTGCGGCAACCTATGCCGATCAGCGCAAGTTTGTTGAACTCACGAAGCGTTGCGTTGCTAATCCACGGCTTGAGTATCATGCAAAGTATGCTGATGCTATTCCATTGCCGTGGTCTGGCAGAGTGATGATGTCCTTGAATCTCGATGCGAACTCCCTTGCGGCATTGCCATCTTTGGATAGTAGTAACCGAGACAAGATTATTGCACTTCGTATCAATGGAGGGCACAAGGTAAAGTTCGGATCAAACGAGTTTGTCGAAAACACTATTGCCACTGAATTGCCATTCTTCCTAAGGTGGCTACTGGATTGGCAAGCACCGTTAGAGGTAAAGGATTCCAGTCGGTTCGGCGTGAAGACATACATCGACTCCTTTATCGAAGCTGCTGCATACGATAATAGCTCGCGTTCAGCAATTGCTGAAATGGTGGAATTCTTTGCGAAGAAGGTGCGCGAGTACACTGACAAGCCAAAGTGGAGAGGCACGCTCACTGAGTTTACCGTTGTGCTCCATGATGCAAACGGCGGTCGCAGTGTCGGCAACAGCAACAACCTTGAGTTCGTCCGTCGCGGCATGACCGTATTGGAAGAAGTCAGCAAGCACAACAAGACCATCCGTCCTGTACGAAGCAGAGGCGATGGTGGGGGTAAGGTCTGGGAGATCGACTTGTCCCAAGACTTCGACATCGACAAAGGGGAAGACTTTTAAACCCCCAATCGCTTCTTTGTCATCTTAACCGTTGGCGCATGAAGCTCTGAGATAGGCAACGTGAACTCGTCGGCAAAGGAAAGTTTTCCATCGTTCGGGTCCACGTTGCCTTTTGGCAGAAAGAGGGCACGCTCAATGAACTCACGAGCAGGCAACCAGCCGACAATCGTCGCTAAGGTCAACTGTTGGTTGCACCTAACAAAATAGTAAACATTACATTTGCTACACAGCTTTTCCTTGTCATCCTCACTACCGTACACACGAGCGACATAATGGGGTTGAGGGACGGATGCAGCCTTTGTAGTCTTGACATCGACGGTAACACCGTTTGGAAGGATAAGATCGTACGCAAAGCAAGTTGCACCGACGCGATCACCTCCGATCAGTTCTTGAACGAGAACTTCGCCCATCATACCGATCTCATTACCTCTGCCTCGCGTGAAAGAATTACGCAAGACACCCATCTGTTTTGAATCAGAGCGTGCAACTTTACGTTGCTCGTCTGAAGGCTTAACGATTTTCATTAGTAGATTTGGAACATACGACTCTGCATACCTGTTCCGTATGGGTCGATGTTTAGGCGAGGAACTGCTGCTCCTCTACTGGAATTAGCTTCTTCTTCCATAAGGAGCATACACTGATTCCAATGATACTGTGCGCGTTCGATATCGGCATTATCCTCCATCAAGTGACCGCAGAGACCTTGTTTAATTGCACCAATATTGCCAACATATACGATGTCAGTATCATTTTGTAGCAATTGAAACTTACGCTTACATAGAACGTGCACTACAGTCTTACCGTCTACCGATCCGTTAATGCGGAATCGACGATAGCGAGTTACGCCGCCATCAGGACCAACGGTTGCAATTGTGGTTTCCCGATCTGCTACATCAGTACGAATATCAAAAGCACCAGAAAATCCTTCAAAATGAATACTTACAATACTTGTAATTGGAGTATCAAAGTGAATGGCATATACTCCAGAAGTAACTTCTTGTAAAACACCAGTATAAAATTGGTCTCCATCACAACCAACAACAACAATAGTATTACCGTTATCAGGAGAAAAAGAATGAGGAACACTAGAATCAGCGGCTGAAGTAATGTACAAATAATTTGTTTCTTCAGTAAGAAGTCTCTTAGTTGGTGTATAACCAGCATCAATCAGACCCCATTGGATCGTTGGATTAACTGATAAGTTACCAATGCCAATTGACTTAAAGTCGTGCCACAAAGAACGAACAGGAACGGGAAATCCGTCAACCATTGTGTGCAATATAGAGTCGGCATCATCTGGAAGCGTAATGCAGCCATCAACAACAGGTAGGCTATACTGCACAGTGAGATCACGGTAGATCCCCATGTTGTAAATACGTGCCAGTACCTGATTGAGGCTTAACCTAAAATCAGCTTCAGGCTCGACGTATTTATCGAGCATTGGTGCAAGTTGATTTAAGGTGTAAGCAGGCATAAGTTATTTCTTTGCAACTTTAACGGCACCAGTATGCAACTCCTTTTTTAGTTTCCCTTGTTGTTTATCCGAAAGAGGCGAAACTTTTGAAAGGAGGTAGGCAACTTGCTTTTTTGATTTAACTGTCGGAGCAGGCATAGGGAGAGATTATTGGATTAGTTGGATAAAGTCAAGTCAATAAAAGGTCTCTAAGCTACGGGGTATTGAGTCTCTAAAATTGTAAATACCTCAGTGCTTCCCTCCCAGTTAGCCTCTGCGTATTTACTATTTACTCGTACTGTAATCTGGTTCATAGATACCGACAGACTTGAGTGTGGGAAAGTGTAATCGAAGTATGCGTAGAACTCATCTTCATACATGAAAAAGTAAAGGCCTAAAAATGTGGCGAGGGCACTACGTAAGTCACCATCAGCATAATCTTCAAAACTTGAGTAGGTAACGTCTATAGACCATCCGAATAGAGTTTCAAAATATCTGTCCTCAATAGGTATGTAAATACAGCTAACTCTAGGGCGTATCATGCCGTCGTCAATCTCTATAGCACCAACGTCTTTTTGAGTGAGCGATGTAGTAGCTGTACCTGCAGCAATCAATATGCCCCCCTCAGGATCGCCTTGAAACTGTTGTGCATTTGAAATAGACAGCTTTTTTACATTGTATAGCCAGTTCCCAGCTATTTGTGGCGTGATCTTAACAATAGCTGGACCAGCTAAATACTCTTCAAAGGTGTTACTCCCATATCCAAAATTGTAAAATGGTGCTGTTGAATACCCGTTCCCTTTCGGAGCCATTAAACAAATATCAGACATATCATACTAATGGGGTAAAACCAATAGAAGCCTTTAACGTAATAGTTCCAACCTCACCGTCTTTCCAACAATAAAACTCAATAGGTTGACTCTTATCACTACCTGCACCACCTTTTTTTCCAGAACCATTTATGAGACTAGTTGGAGTATCATCAGTTCTAGTCGTCGTTACTTCTTGTTGTACTGCATTAGGGGTTTGGTTTCTAGGTAGACCTGCGACAGTCTCCTTGATGAAGTCTGCCATATCTTTGTCCGCCTCCTGTTTAACAGTAATAGCAGTACGAATTTCACGCGTAGAGAGACCGTCGGTCTTGATACCCATCGCAGCAGCCTGCATCTGAGTCTCCATGCGCTTAGTAACAGTACCCTTTAATGGAGTACCATTACCGCTATAGCCCTTTAACGGCTCACCATTACCACTATACGCATTTCTTTGGATATAAGGGTCATCCATATTATTGAAGATTTACAGCGTCAAGGATTACAGCAGAGCATTTGGCCCATCCCCACTTATATGGCTCAACCGAGGCACGCATAATATACTTGCCTGTCTTAGGTATTTCACTTGGGATAGTAGCTTGCAATACACTCGGACTTACTGCTGCTTTAACAGTTTTTTGAACAGTTGAACTTATATTTAATGATGGGAAGTTACTACCAATCCAGTTAGCTATAGCAGTAGCTGATACGGTATCTTCTCTACTACTATCTGTTATTACAATATCTTTGTGGATTGTTGGTGGAATATTAACTGAACTTAAACTTAGACTTAAATCATAGTTTTTAGTAACTGTCTGACCTAACTCCGCAGATTGAGCGGCTGGCGTAACACCTCTCGATGCGTTTCCTGAAGCTGCTGCTACTACATTTGCCCTCCCTCCTTGGGCAATCATCGTATGGGATACAGGCTTAAAGACAGGCCAGTTTTGTGTAGTTGATCCTACAATCTCATTGACACGTGCTCGTAATGCAGTCTCGGATACAGAACCATTTGATGTCTGAATAAAGAATGCGTATACAGTAACTGGAATATCAGAACCCCAAGGCTGCTCGATATCAATCACTAGTTCTGGCTTAATTGTAAGTGAGCTTTGGCATTGGTCACCTTCTGATCCTGATAGGCTATAGGATGTACCACTAGCATAACCATTCCATTCACCATCTGAAGAGCCTTCTCCTTTGTCTGTACTCCAGACTACCGATACATTTTTAAGTACCCTCGGCAACTGGATATCCATCCTACTAGGAAAGGATAGTAAGTAGTTCGATAGAGCTGTAGTTGGAGTAGTCTCTACAGTACGTAGTGTACGATCCTTATTAACCGCACGATAAGAAGTATTAGCTGCTGTCTCATCAACATCACTAGGAGAGATAAATTGCTCAGTAGATTTAACTTGAGCATTGATTGTTGGGTCCCATTGAGTCGATACTAATTCAGGCCAAGCATCAACTTTAACAGTCTCACGCACAAAATCGCCATTACCTAATGGGGTAACAATAGATTGGGCAATAAGTAATCCAGTCTCAGCTTCAAGCTCTTCCGTTGAAAAAGTCTCAACGGTATTTGCTTCTGTTGTTTCAACATAACTACGAGTACCGTTAAGCGTTATAGTAGAGGTTGGATTATTCTGAGTAACAGTTTTTACTAACTTAACATCTGGATTAAGTTGATCCTGAGATGCTAGAAGCTGACCACTCTCTAGTATTGGAGTTTCTGCAAGACCTTCTTCAAGACCTTCAATAGTGGTACGAGTGAGTGATGCCCTAAACTTGTCAGGTACAAGATCAGGTACTTGAGCCGTATATGAAATCTTGTAGTCAAGAAATGCACGTTCAACGTACGTGCGAACTTCAGCAACATAAAGTGAATCAAGTTCAGGTTGATCTATCTTTTTTTGCTGCTTATCAAAAAATACGTATTCAGCATTATCAAATGTACCTTCAGGCACATTAGGCATCGGTGCAGCAAAAGCTGGATACATGGGATCGAAGTCGTCCCTAAGCGTAACGTACTCACGCAATACAACACGAAACTCACGACCACCGACATTACCGATTACGTTACGATAGCCAGATGAAAAGTTGTAGAGATCTTGGTTCTCACGATCTGCAGCGTAAAAGAACTGGAAGATCTGATTGCGCTCGATGTCAACGGGCTTGATGAAAATCAGTTTATGGAAAGGCCATTTATCTTTATTAGGATGCGGCGTGCCATATAAAGGAAAGTCGTGTAGGTTACAGTCACGAATCTCGCTGAACAATACATCCGTGACAAGCGGCGTAGGGAATGTCCTACGGTCCTGCCTCCACGGGGCTTGCGGCATTTGGGATACTGGCATGATTAAAGGAATGCAATATAAGAGAATAGTTTCCCATTCATTGATGCTCCTGCATCACAATAAGGTACAAAAGTTCCTGTATTACATACAACAGAATAAGATTTTGAAAGCGGACTAGTAGTATTACGTTCTTGTATGATTACATTTGCACTTGAAGTTAAACCAGTAACCGTTTGTGTTGGTCCTGCAGTTACATTGCCAGACCATGTAAACTGACCCACTACAATATTATCAATCAATACGGGAGAATGAACATAAATAATTCCAGTAGAAGAATTATTTGTAACTACAACAGCTACGCGTGCTGCAGTATTAGGGTATGCTGGCATTGTTGAAGTCAACGCTCCACTAGTTCCCAAATATAAAGGAGTACCTACCCCGCCATATGTTGATGTATTTATGTCCCTAACTAAACCTTGTGTAGTTATATAGCCATCTCCTCCTATAGCAATATCTTGTGTTGCAATACCCAATACTTTCTTACCAGTAATATCTGCGTTAGTAGCTCTTTTAACTGATGGTTTAACACCATCAGCACCAAAAATATAAACAGCACTGCCGTTTGGTATTTGCACAGAGTCTTCATTGTGAACATAAAGGTTGCACTCTTGACCCATCTGTAGCGTAACGTCACCTGCAAGTTTAAGGTCTAAAGTTTTATCCACCGAATTCCACCTTATTTCTCCAGTAGTAAGAGCGTCTGTAGTTAAACCTGTTGTGGCAAAAGATAATGTGTCAACAGTAGGACCACCAGTACCACCATTAGCAATAGGTAAGTAGCCTGTAACATCATTGGCTAAGTCAATCTTGCTCCATGTTGGTGTGGAACCGCTACCTGATGCATGGAGAACAGTCGTAGCATCGGAACCTTTTGTGAGTTTTGCTAATGAGGCGGAGCCTGTTGCATATAGCAAGTCACCTGCTGCATAGCTATTCAAACCTGTACCACCATTAACTGCAGGCAATGTTCCTGTAGGTGACGATACATTTACTGATGTTCCTGAATAGGTAACCCCACTAATAGTGCCTCCTGTAATTGCTACATCACTCGCTGCTTGGGTTGACATTGTGCCTAAGCCCAATGTTGACTGCATCGATGCTTGTGAGATATTAGCAAGCAGGGTAAAAGCTAAAGTAGAACAATCTTTTTCTGCTAAGTTAGCTGTCGATCCAGTCGAGTTACCTAAGATCTTATTAGCACCAACTTGTTGGATCTTTCCTACAGTTACGTTATTGTCGGCAATCTTTAAGGTAGTGACATTAGCGTTAAGGATCTTTGCTGTGGTAACAGCGTCAGCAGCAATATCACCAGCAACGATTGTGCCGTCTACGATATTGGACGAAGTAACTGTTCCTGTAGCAATGTCAGTACCAGTAATCGTTCCATCTAAGATATTAGATGAAGCGATTGTACCTGAAGCAATGTCAGTTCCAGTAATTGTGCCGTTGGCAATCTTAGCAGAAGTGATCGCGCTATCAGCAATCTTAGCAGTCGTAACACCAGTACCTGCAATCGCAACATTATAGTCTGCAATCTTAACTGTAGTCACGGAACCATCAGCAGGCGTGCTAACGCCAACATCTGAGATAGTAAGGGTATAAGTATCGGAGACCATAATGATTAAGCGTCGTTAGTAGTTTGTGCGCGAGCAGTAAGTGAACCGTAGAGGAGTCTAGTGCGTACTGTAGGAGATCCACGATCCATAAAGAGATCCCATTCGTAGATTCCCTCTCCTGCTTTCAGCGTTTTAGTTTGGGCTTTGGTAATTGTAATCTGTACTTGTCCATTAGTCGCAGTACCTAATACAGTAGGCGTAAGGTCAAGTACTTCTTTCTTTGTCAAAACTTCACGGACATCAGCAATAAAGGTAGCAGTGGGCGACCCCAAATCAACAGCAGTGCCAGCCTGATTGTTGATTGTAAGCACGAAGCTGTAATCCGCTGCGCGATCTAAGGTAATGTCGTAATTGGCTGCAAGCATTGGCGTAAAGGTTTAGGCCCAAAATACGTTTGGCACGTTTGGATCGTCAGTAGGACGTGGCACGGGAACATCGTTGCCGTCTTCATCGTGTACCATAAAGTCGGATGACCAATAAATGAACTGTTCGCCGCCTTTAGGAACAGGAATCCCGACTAAGTCGCGGAACAAGACCCAATAGTTTTTGTCTTTGTTATGCTTTCCAATTTCGCACAAGGCGTGAGCATGGGATGCAAGAGACGATACCACTAAGCCAGATTCTTCGTCGAGATGCGCGAATCCATTGGCAATGCCGAACTGTTCAGCAACTGCTTTTGATGGGAATTTTAAGAGGTAATCAATCATGGTGTTGTTAATGCTTGAAGTTTTGCATCAGACATTGCTTTTTTATAAACCTTTACTGATTTCAAACAACCATTGATCGTTGCTCCATTCCACGCCCTTCCAATGTTGAATGTGCTTATTCCAACTGGCATTGCTCCTGATGTATCAATAGTTCCCTTTGTCCCATTCATTGAAATCTGGAAAGCATTAAGTTTATTGGATGATGCCGCTTTGAAGAAAACTCCTAAAGTCAACGGTCTAGTTGGAGATGCTGAAGTTGTTCCGCCAGAAACTACAAATGCGTTTATTGTGTTTGGTGATGGGAATGCAGCTAATGCAAGTTGATTACTAGCAGATGCGTTATCAAATGAAATTACAGAGTTGAAATTTGAAGCACTTCCAACCAGTGCTTCTGAAAATATCGTTGATTCAGTTGCATTATAAAATGTTGAAACTCCAGTAATGCTGCAAACGTCAGCAGATCTGGTAAGTGATGTAGTTGTTGTAGGAATATAACTAGTGGCGAATGCTCCCTGCTCAACTTGTGCGCCCCAAAGGTAGATTGACTTTGGTGAAGATAAAACAGTATATGCTTCAGTTCTTACTGCTCCAGAAGTTGTGGAGAATCCTAATTGGAATCCACTTGCTGCTGGACTTGCTAAACTTGTAGCAGTAGCAGTAATCCGATACCATCCATTTGGGTAAGCAGTAATTGATGATGCAGTAATTCCTGCACCGCCAGTCTTAACTTGTCCCAAAAGAATATCGTAATTCATGTAAGCCGTAGATCCAAATCCAGCAATCCAAAAAGCTAACTGAACATATCTAATTTGATTTGATACTGGTCTCTTTACCCATACACTCATTGTGTATGATGTATTTGCTGTTGGAGTAAATACACCAGTTGTCTCATGTATATGTCGAGATATGGAAGCACCTATAATTTCAGTAAGCGAACTAAATGTAGGTATAAAAGAATCTGCTGGGTTTGTGGTTACAGAATCAACTGCTGTTACATTACTTACTGTAGATTCCCAATAACCATTAGTAAAATTATTATAACTATACTTTGTTTGATTAGTCCTAGATTCTTCAATTAGCAATCCTTTGCTGGTAAGGTCAGAAAAATCATAATCAAATCTTGGCTCATTCGTTGCTGCTCTTAAAAGTTTATATGGTGTTCCATTAGTTATAACCACACCAGTTCCACTCCAATCGGCTAAATCTGGTCTCCATGCTTGCGAAGTAGGTGCGGATGTAGCCACTAAATTTCCACTTTGTTTCAATGCCCATGCAGTTCCAGTATAGGAAATTATAGTAAATAATGAATCAGTCCATTGCCATCTACTATTAACAACTCCTGTTGCGACATCTTGATTTAAGGCAATAGAATAATCATTTCCCAAGTAAGAATAACTAACAATAATATCAGAAGGTGCAAAATATGTCACTCCTCCTGTATCTCCACTTGCCCGAGTGAAAACTGGAGTTGGGCCTTTGCGCGCAGTGAGCGTTTTGTCAGCAGCAAAATTAAGATCCAACGATAATCCATCTGGATTTGATGGGCCGCCGCCGTTAACAAGATTATTTCCTAAGCCTAAGCGCATTTAGAGTGCTTTGTAGAAGACTGCTGTACCAGTAATCGCACCAGTTCCGCCAGTAATAGGCGTAAAAAGAACAAAGCCAGCACCGTATGTAATGCCCGTTTGTGTTCCCGTAAGCAATGGAGCATTAAGCGCAGTAGTGATTGTGGTATCAGCTACACATTGCATGGCGCAGTAATCACCATCAGGGATTGTTTGCGTGGTTCCAGAGACGATTGTGGCTCCTCCTTCACCGAAGGATTGTTTGTCGATAGGGGTCATTGGCATAAGATTATAGAGTTGGGATTAAAGTTTGATGCGAAGTTCGCCAGTAGCTGTTTTATAGATTGTTCCTGATGGTAGATTAGCAGCTACAGCAGCAGCCTCATTAGCATAAATTGACAAAGAAGTTGTAGTCTGCGAAGTGATTGTGTTCGGTCCTGATGGGCCTGCAGGACCATTCAAGGATAGTGTTAGCGACTGTGAGTCTACAGCACGAATGAAATTATTATTCTTTGTACTAGCCATATTAAGTTAAATTAGTGATATTTGCATAGGCATCGGCGTTACCAAAGAGTAATTTATGCGACAGATTATTGGTGTCGAACCAGAACAAGTCCCACAAATAACGCTTGTTTGTATCTAAGGTTAGCGTCTGTGCTTTAGTTAAAGATAGCTTTATTGTTCCATCACCTAAGGAAGTAATGGTGAATGCAGCAGCTAAAGGCTTACGATCAGCTTCACGAATCTCGGCTTTGCCATATGGTGCGGTCAGACCAACAGGTTGATCCAATGAATCAAGAATCCGAATAGCAAAGTTGTAGTCTTCACCTTTTGGGATTATAATATCGTAAACGGCGGCAGGCATTACGTCAGATAAGGTACGGCAAACCAGACGAAATGTCAAGCTATTGTGTAGCTTTTAACGCATTACCTACCAACCAGTTTAGGATTCCATCGGCGTATGCCTTAGCCAGTTCTTCCCTATGGCTAAAAAAGAAGGCGTTCTCTTTGGCATTGCTACCGAAGAAAGGCTCACAGATAACGGCAGGGCATAGGGTCTTGCTCAAGAAAAGACCGCCCCTATCCGCTGCATTGATCTGTTTCAAGCCGCGATTCTTCTGTTGTGGGAAGGCTTTGGTAAAGCTTTGTTCCAGATCTTTTGCAAGTGTTAAGCCTTTAGGGCTAGTGAACCAATGCAAGAACTCATAGCCGTTGGCTTTACTGTCGTCAGAGCAATTGAAATGTAGCTCAACAGCTACGTTTGCGCCGATCTCTTTTAAGTGGTTAGCTAGCCAAGTCATAGCAGCAGTATAACCACTGCCATTATATAGGCTTACCACTACCGCATCGTGACCTGCATCTTTAATTAGTTCACAAACACGTTTAGCAAGAGGCTGGTTAAACGACCACTCCGTTACGTTGTCCACGTTTACGGCACCTTTGTCGCCTGCACGGCTATGCCCCACACATACTGCTACGAGTTTTTTATTCATTTACGCTGATTTAACAAGCTTATCTCCAATAGAAAAGAGCCGATCCCGTTCAGCTTAGAACGGAACCAGCTTTGTTTTGCGCTGCCTAAGCAGCCGTTAGGCATACGCATTGCACGCAGCAGTAAAAGCTGCGAGTGCATTACTTCGCGTCAGCAGCTTTGATCAGTCCAACGCCAGCAGTAACGCTAGTAATAAGTGTGCCGATATCAAATGTGCCTGTCTTCAGGAATGAGATAGCGGTGAAACTGACGCTCGATACAATAGTGAGGATTCCAATGATAGTAGTCTTCATCTGGAAAGAGTACTATTTATTGACCCACTAGTCAAGCAAAAATCACTTCCGCTTCATACTGCGCTCAATGGCGATCATAAAGGAATTGCCTTTATTTTGACCTTCGTCAACGCCGCGCATTCCTTCCATCTCACCTTTGCCGCCCATCTTGCCACCACACTCACTGCAGCACTCGCCATTTTCAGACTCAGAGGCTTCATGCTCTGGTCCTTCTTCCATCTCGTGTCCAGAATCTTCGCCTTCGTCCTTCGGCATCATTACAGGCAAGCCATCCAGTTGCAAAGGCATGAGCTTATCACCCATAGCGATGAACATACCAGTGAGCTTAAACGGTTTTACGTTGCCGTCTTGTGGTACTTGGAGACCTTCAGGAATTGGGATGTGCATAGAGTTATAGTTTACGGATTACATTGTAGAGGGAGAGCAAACCTATGACCAACCCCAAGACCAAAGAAGCTGTTCTAAGATGCGCGTCAAGCTGCTCTTGGAATGAGACTACTACCCCTAAAGCAGGGGCAGCAGATCCTGTTATAGAGTTGAAGCAACGCTCAAACATCTTACTTCATTGGCTTTTTCATTGCCATCTCAACGGCAGATGCAAATGAGTTTGGTCCTTCAGGCATCTCTTTGCCAGTTGCCATTTCTTTCTCTGCTACGGCTTTCTCTTCAGGTGCTTCAACATCTGGAAAGGGAATGCCATTAACAGCAAGGGGATAGAGTTGACCTTCGTCAATCGTATAAGTGGTTGTGAGATCAAAGGTCTCGCCCTTAGGCACTTGAAGACCTTCAGGAATAGGTAGGTAAGCAGGCATAATTTAGAAAGGGGTTCCTACATCCTGTTTCAAGCTGTACAAGAAACAGGATGCAGGATTAGGGGTTTAGTGAGTACGATACCAGCTAGTACCATCGCTCAAGAAGCGACCAGTAGTGGACGCTGGAATAGTAATAGACGCAGCAGCAGCACCACCAGAAGTAGCTGAGCTATAGATATTTGTCGTACCACCAGAAACAGTAACAGTAACAGTAGAACCAGCATTGCCATTCATAATAATGATGTCACGCAATACTCCAGAAGCCACTGGAAGCAAAGCGGTAGTACCACTGCTATTGATTACAAGGCGAGTAGCAATTGCTGTTGCATTTGAAAGAACAGCAGGTCCAGTAGCATCCGTAGTACTGAGGCCGTTGATCTGGTTCAAAGAAACCTTACGTACTTTACATGAGCCATTGCCCGTCAAGTCGTAGATTGGAAGCAAGTCGTCACCAGTAGGTGCGGGGATTTGAGCAAGAGTTGGGAGATCATCAAGGCTTGGAGGACACATAAGTTTTAAGTTGTTGAGTTAGTTAATCAAACGATGGCAGTATTGTCGGACTTACCTAAAGAATAGTCAAGGATAATTTTAGATCCTTTACTCATATTTTCTGAAGCCCAAAGCGGTTGAAGGTTTGAATAATGGCATAGCTCAATCAAACGTTCTTCTGTCTTAGCGGAAGCAAGTGGGATGATATGATCAATATGCCACTGATCTCTATTCTCCCAACCCATGCCCTCGACAAATTTGGACTCAATATGTGCCTGTAGCGTAGGCCAATCACACCCCAACATCTCCGAAGCTTTTGATCTCTTTGTGTAGCCCATGTATCGAAAAATATCAGTTATTCTTACTCTGCACCTACAACTTAAAACATAAAGAGGGTCGTTAAGTCTTCTATTTTTGTGGTACGTGCGTGCGTATGCCCTCTTATGTTCTTTGTTCTTTTCTACCCATTGTTTATTCATTAGGGCTATTTTAGTTTTATTTATTTTCTGATACACACGATTACTTGCAAGACGTTTTTCTTTGTGTTTACGATAATTATTTCTACTACTTTGCAGTGTTTTAACTTTATTTAGTCGCCTAAACTTCTTAGCATTGAGTGCCTTTCTTTTTTTATATGCTTCGTATTTATCTGGGGTAACCCAATACTCTCCATTTTTACAGTGTTTTCTTTTTTCTATAAATACTAAACCAGTAAATAGATCTACATATCCTTGTTTTTTATTAAACATTTAAGAGTATTGCGTAACCAAATAAATTGTCAAATAAAACTCCGTAAGCATTTACGCCTACGGAGTTTTAAGTTTTAATCAGTTAAGATTATGCGGCTGGAGTCGTCGATGTTCTCTGGAAGATGATGGCAAAACCAAATTCAGTACGAATTGGTTTCGACGCACTTGCAAGGACACCACGGAAGAAACCAATCGTTCCATCTGGATTGAGATCAGCGGAAGGGATATTCTTCCAGTTGAACTTACCACGATAGTTGACGGGATCGAAGGTCAGTCCGTTTGAACCTGTAATAGGCTCAGGGATCTGGCTTTCCATAACGTCCATATGGAGCACATAAGCAGCTTCAAATGCAGCGGTTTCGTACGAAGGGTTAGGAACAACTACACCTGAGGACACCGTGTATGGTTGCACACGCTCAAGAGCATCCGTAGACGAGTTGAACGAGTAGCGAGTAACCATGTCGTCAATCATATGGTAGAAACCACGGAAGGACTTCTCGATGCCGAGAGGCGCAATAAGATCGCTAACCTTTGCATTGTTGTAACGAACGTCGTCACGGAAACCAGCTTCAGTTTGCAGCGCGTAGGAAGCTTCCGACGAGCAAACAAGGGCGAAGACAGGACGGGCGTTTTCACGACCGTAAGCATTCGTACCTGCGCCAGCACGGACCAAACGGAAGTAAACTGAATCAAGAATCTTGTTACTAAGGTTTGCATTGATGTCAGCGGTGCCATCATCAGGAGAAGCATCAACATCGCCAATTTTGGTAGTAGATGCAGCAGCCGAAGCAGCAGCAAAGGTATTTTTCGTTTCATCTGCGTTTGCAGTGATTGAAGTACCAGTAGACTTGCAAAGAACATAGTTACCGCAAAGACGGTCATATTCGTCACGATAACGCTCTTCCCACGAATACTTCGTCGAATCAGTCATGGAGTCCATGATAGCGCGAAGTTGTTCCGTACGATAAGCGGCAAAGCGAAGATCTTCGACGTTGATTTTCGGAGACTCAATAACAGCACGCTTGAGGGAGTACTGTTTGAGTTGACGGTTAAACGCGATATACGATTTACCAGTTGTTGGGTTGATGTTCGTGTCTTGAGCACCAACAAGAATCTGGTTGACTGTGCTTCCAGTCACTTGGGTATCTTGTGCACTGCCACCAACTTCAGTCCAACTATTTCCGAGAGTGCTTCCGTTAGCCGAAGTAACAGGAAGTGCACGGTCATAGATTAGCGTTCCGAGAGTGTAACCCATTCCATCTGGAAATGCGGTTTGTTTGATAAGGTCCATCCACGGAGAGGTGTGGAGGGTACGACGATAGATATCTTGACCGATACGGTTAGCCTCTTGGGTGAGGATCGTATCGATTGCAGTAGAAGTAGTTTGGTCGAACAGTTGTCCAGTGTTAATAGCCATAAAAGTAGTTAGTTAAGAAGTTAAAAAGGTTGTTAAAAGTTAAAGAAGAATACACGGTTGTCGCAGAAGCAGGCGACAGGCGACAGGCGCATAGGCCTTAGCTTCAAATAACCCTTAGATCTACTCTACTACTAGAACCAAGTTTTCTCTTTCGAGACGGCATGGAGCGAGCCGATAGCTTCGTAAAATTTCAGGTCGAAAGAAGATTCGTATAAAATTGATTACTTGTCAACTCAAATTTTATACGAAGCTATAACTTTTATTTAGCCACCGAATGCAGCAGCAACAGCATCGACAAAGGATTTACTATCCATAGCAGGCATAGAGCTATTATTGAGTGATCCGCCTCCTGCTTTAGGGGAAGAACGGTCGTAGTCTGCAAGACGAGAGGTCAAGGAATCGATCTCTCTTTGAAGACCCATATACTGTGCCGCCATCTTTGGCAGTAGCTTCGCAGCGATAGCCTGATAGGTGCTATTAACGTGATCAAGAGAAGCGGGATCAATCTGAGCAGCTTCTTTAGCAATCTGATTGAGGTCAATCCCTTCGACCCCATCAAGGAATGCTACCTTACTACGTAGTTTATCGGCAACGGCATTGGCAGCTTCTTGCCTCTGCTGTACTTTATGGACTAAAGCCATTTGATGTTGCTCATGGTCTAGTGCCATAGCTTCCTCCAATGCAGCCTGTGCATTCTCCTGAAGTACATGACGTTGTTGAAGAATTGGCTGCACTTCCTCGATAATCTTGTAAATGCGAAACTTGTCACGGTCACTTGCTGCAGCAAGTAATTCAGCAAGTTGTTCTTCTTGTGCGGCTTCATCGCTCATTGCAATGATCTCCAAAAGACCATTCCCATCAACTTGATATTTCTCAGCAATAGCATCAGCTTCAGACACAAGCTGCATAAGTGGCTGTTCAACAAGACTCTGATATGCTTGACTCTGCTCCAGTTTGGATACGATCATTTGCTGCTCATACTGAGCAACACGATCTTGCAGTTGCTGGTACTCAGGATTATCGGCAAGGGCTTCAAGCTCTTGCAAACGAGTAGCTTTCTGCATCGTGTCCTGCTCAAGCTCTTCAGCACGAGTCTTATAGGTTTTTAACTCAGCTTTGAGTTCCTTAAACCGACGTGCCGCTTGTGGAGTCCAGTCCTTCGCATCATCAAAATCAAGATCCGAAAGAGGATCATTGGATTGTGGCGTTTCGATTGGAGTCTCAATTACTGCTTCGGATGCAGGAGTTGGGGTTTCAATCTGTGGATTATCCAATGAATCGAAGAACGAATCAAGGGACTCTACAAATCCGCCATTATCGGCAGATGCGGTTTCCCCTTGCGGGGCTTCGGTTAGTACGGCTTCTGGTGCGCTCATATTTTATGGTGAGAAATTATTCAATGTGTGACCACTCTTCAGGTACAGTAGTACGTGATGCTGGAGACTTAGTGAGCTTTTGAAGATCACGGTAGAAATCATTATATCCACCTAACCAACACATACGATTTTCATTAGCTGTACCGCTGACAATCGTGGAGTAGGTTGGCTGTGCTGCGTTAGTCAAAGTGGCACAAGCGAGCTGATAAATAGGATCACTAAGGATTTCCCTTAGTCTTTCGATGGCAGCGAGATCATTGAACCAGTGGTCCAACTGTTTAGGAACAGTAGCTTTGTGAGCAGGCATGAGGGAATAAAACCACGAAGTTCGCAGTTTGTCAAATAATTTATTTAGCTAGTTGCGTTGCCTGAAAACTTAAGCGCACGCTCTGCATCCTTCAAAGCAAGATCCTGATCAGACTTAGCTTGCTTGATTTGCATTTCAATTTGTGCCTTCTGTTGGGCGATCTGCATCTTAAGCTGATGCTCTTGCATCTTCATCTCCATCGGAGACGGACCTGCTTGTGGTTGTTGCTGTCCTTCTTGTGGCGGCTGACCTTCAGCTTGTCCTGCTTCCATTGCCTTGCGCTGTTCGGCTTGCAACTTGCGGTTGAAGTTTGTGATGACTTCCTGTGCAATCTGCATCAGTTGATTGGACTCAGCCACTTGTGCCTTTGCCGTCGGATCAGCGGAGAGGTACTGCAAATGTTCTCCGCAATGCTGGAAGATTGCTTGAACCAACGGAAGAGCCTGCATTGGATCAACCTCGCCTGAATCAATGCCAGCAACAAGCTGTTGCAGCATAGGATTGTGGATGCGGAGGTGCATTCCGTGTAGCTCACTATCGAGAACGGCAACGGGTTGACCTGATTGCATTGCTTGATTTTCGAGCATAGCGATCTTCGCATCAACAGTAGTACGTGGTTCTGGATTTGCTGGCGCATAGCGATCAACAAGGTCACGACCAACCCGTTCCGAAGTGATGTCACGGATCAAGTTGCGGCGACCTACTTCATCGTAGCTACCAGCAATTTGATTAAGCTCACGGAGAGCAAGCAAACGGTTGGCAGCAGAGCCAGCACCGATTGCTTTGACAGCGACAGTCTTGTTGTGATCAATTGACTTGATGATCTGCTCACTCACGCCTCGTTCAGCGCATCGGGCAAAGAATGCCTTAGTACGGTCATCGCGTCGAGGATTGCTCACAGCGCGTCGTACGACCTCTTTGAGTAGTCGTGCCCAGCTCGCATAGAACAAATTGATTGTGGAGCCTGTCAGGCGCGAAGAAACGGCAAGGTCGTGTTCGGTCTGAAGCTGGTTACGATACGGCGAGGATTGGTTGCCGTAAGTCGAAACTAAATCGACGTTGGCAGAAAGTTGGTTTTGCAGATCACTCAGTGCAGGAACCATGTTCTGCGATAGATTCGGTGCTGCTTTCTCGATGACCTTCACGTTCGGCGAAAGAATCGAGTATGGCCCGTACATCGTGAACGACAAGTCCTCAAGCGCACGCTGCGTCTCAGGCTGAATCATCACTGCGCCAGACATCATCGCACTGTCGAGCATCTGGCAACGAATACGATTACTCGTCTGAACGTGATTGAAGATGCGATGTCCTAAGCCACGAACTGAATGATACGTGCCGTTGGTGCCAACGCCGTACGAGAACAATACGTATGCTTGCTCAGGCTTTTCAAACATTCCTGTTTGCTTAAACATGAAGGACTTTGGAGTCTCTTCAGCAAACATAAGTAGTGAGACAGAGCCGTCGAACTCACGGACCCACATATGGACAACCTGTACAGTCGTATTTTCAAGACCTGTATAGAGATCGTTATTCTTCATCTCGCGTTGGGTCACTTCCCAATCCGCGTAGGTATTGCTGCCATTGCGTCCTGAAGTACGTGCGTTCTTGACAATGACGCGTTTGACTTCCTCTACGTCCCAGCCGATCTTCGCTGCGGCCTCAGGATTCTTAATGAAGGCATAGAGTTCGTGCAAGAGATACTGACGACGGGCACAGGCTACTTCGATGTACTCTTCGGATGCAGGAGTCTGACGTGGGATAAGGAAGTCGCCCAAACCGCAAACACGGAACTTCCAACTGTGTGGATCTTCAAAGTAAGCAACGCCGACTCCGTGTTTGGTAAACTCAGTGCAAAGGCGCAAGTAGCTGCTGTGGAACTCGGGCCATTCCCGCATCATCTGCGTCAGCTCTTCGGCAATGATGTCGTTCGCGTCTTGCTTCGTAGCATCTTCGCCCAACTGCGTCTTGACGTTCATCAGCTTATCAAGCGACGAGTAGAGGTCAACGTAAGCTGACATCGAGACATCGAGATAGCGTTGTGCTTCGCCGAAGTTTAGGTTCGTACGATTGCCTTGGCCTGTCGAGTACAGAACCCTTTGATCATACGGCGGCGCACCATCAAACATAGCGTCAGTACGCGCACGATTACTTGAAGACTTTTCATCGGCTTTGCGGAGTGTGTCGTAAATCGAACGCGCAGCTTTCACGTCACGCAAACGCGATTCAGGCGGCGTAAGCGTATCAGGATCTAGGTTCAACAAGTCAAACTCGTTGAGACCTGAAGGTGTCACTGGCGGATTGTTCGTCACAAATTGAATAGTATGGTTGGCTATTGTAAAAGTCAAGAAATTGTTTCAGCGTCTCCGAAGATGCTGATGACGAGTTTCTTAATCGGCAGACGCTTCCGCTTACCGTCGTCGTCCGTTAGCTGTACGCACCACTGATGTCCTCTCGGATGGATGACAGGCGTGACGCGATGTCGCATACCTGCTGTGCGTCCTCTTGATGCGGGCTGGATGCGGAACACGGAGCCATCGGAGGCAATGGCATATTTCGAGTAGTTCGGAATTACGGTGAGGTCAAGTGGTGTAGTCATGTCGGAGTCGATCTTAGGGGCGTATGGCAGCTTGTCAATTTCTTTCTGAATTATTCTTCGGATGGGCTTGCGTCTGCGGCGTATCGGAAACAGGTCAGATACAAACCGCTCGTTCTTTGGTTTCTTATGTTTCAATCTAAGGTGGTTGGTCTCATGGTATCGCGTAATCTTGTTTAACCGCATTAGCTCAAAACGCTCACGTGATACCCAACGCTCGCCACCACGATAAGTCGCCCCATAGTTGAGAAAAACAAAACCGTCCTCTCTTGTATCTCCGTATCGCAAACGTCGTGTAGTCTCCATAGGCAAGACGGTACGGCAAAACCCAAATCCCGTCAAGTATTTTGTTCAATTAAAAAGAGAATGTGAATTACTGTTAGTATAAACCTTATAAATACTCTATCCTTTAGGTAATTCATATTATCTCAATAATTCAGTTAATTAAAATTTAATTGAATTATTGATTTACATTGAATTACAGTAGTTTGAGAAACTCTTCAGATTTTCCTGCCGTGCTAAAAGTCCTCTCAAATTATTTCTGACTGACGATTTAACCCTGATCCCTGTATCCTGAAGCCGCGATGCGAACCGTGCGTCTGCGTCTGCGCGAGAGCACATATCTGCTAGAAAACGGTTAGATCTAACAGAATACTAACAGAAAAGGCACCACTTTCGTGATGCCTTTGTCCTGATTCCTGTATCTTGCTACAGGATTAAGGGTACAGGATGGGGGTTACGCGCTTTTTGCGTTGTTATACCGCAACCGTTTGCGATCCAGTAGCTTCTGACGGTTTGTCAAGTAGTAATTTCGCTGATAATTGCGATTTTTCTCTTGCTTTTCGGGATTTAACTCCGCTTCAAGCTCCCTTTTTCGGCGCAGATCACCCTTTTTGGCTTCATAATACGCCTTCTGGTACTCTTTACGAGCCTCTTTGTTCCTATCGTAGTAGCTTTTGTCCATAAGATTTTGCGTGTAAGACCCTCATTCTGCCAATTCTTTGCTGATTCGTCAACCTCAATTATTTTTTTCTCTGACCGTATATACATATCATAGACCCCGCACAAAAACGGGCACCCCCACCCGTAGCGTGTGCCATGCATCATGTACCTGCATGATGTATGCAGATCCATGCAGCCACATGACGGGTGACGGATGCAGGATTCAGGAGTCAAGACGGTCTTGACGATGCTTCTCGCAATGCCTCCATGCATAATGCGCTCGCATGAAGAGACCCCCAACGTGGCAAGTATAGTGAAGCCACAACGGCGGAGAGAATAACAATACACTACACTACTGACATGACAACGAACAACGCATCCATCATCACCGCAACCGCAACGGCAACGGCTAACGCCTTGTGGACTTGCATCACAAGCACCCACGAGCTTGCCTCCTCCATCGCATTGCTTTGCAATGCAAACGGCGAGAATTACAAAGAAGCTGGTGCTTCCTTGAGGGTCGCATGGGACGAGATCGGTTACGACGTTCTCCCCTCACAAGCCACTCGCACACTCGTCGAGGCTTGCTTCCAAACCAACATGGAGCGGAAGTCTGCTTCGCAGTTCCTCAATGCAATGGGACTCGTGACCAAGCAACGCATCAGCCAACTCTTGTCCGTAGTCTTCGACGGCGACAAGAGCAAGAACAACAACAACGGCAAAGCCGACAAGAAAAGTCAAGAGGGTCTTGACAAACCCAACGGCAACGGCTTCACGTTTGAGCAGATCCTCGCGTCACTCCAGTCGCTTGACAAACTCACGATGGAGCAGGCACAGATCCTCGCATCGGTCGCCGCATCCAAGATTGCCTGAATCCTGAATCCTGCATCCTGCAAGTCCAACCCTTGCAGGATGCAGGTCACATGAACCATAATCCATGAACCATAATCCAATGAACCTAATCGAAAAGAAAGCAAGAGAAGTATACTTCGCCGTCTACGACGAAGCGACTGCGTTAGGTGTTTCAGAAGCCACCAGCAAAGTCCTCGCACGAGTGGCAAGCGCGGAGATCTATCACAAGTGGAACGGAGTCAAGAGGGTCTTGACAAAGTGGCTTCGCCGTTGCGTCGTAGCCGTAGCGGTAGCCGTTGCCGTAGGTACGGCATCGTTCCTCGTCGCCTACTCAATCCTCAACCTTCTTCCGCAATGAGCGATCAAGCCACAGCATACCTCATGCGTAAGAGTCCGAAGGCGTTGCTTCGCCTTGACGTACCCACTCCGCTAGTGGGCAGGCAGATCCTGCTTTGGCCGAAGTCTAAACCCCTTCCGCCGTTGGAAAAGTCAAGACCCTCTTGACGATTGCCCATTGCCGTTAGCTAGTCACCTGACTAACGGCATAGGGCAGTTCGTGTGAATTGCAATGGGTTGTGTCGCCCCATAGGTAAAGCGACAGCGTAACGTATGCCAAAGCGTTGCAGTAAACGGCTACATCACATATGAATAACATCACAAGAGTATCGGCAGAGATTGCCGCGTTGTTCGTCGGCATGACCTGTAGGTTTGAAGGCGTGCCTTACGAGTTCGGCGTCGTCAACACCTACGACCCGCCATCGCATCAGACAGCAGTAGTTGCCTATGCGTTGGTCGAGACCATCGACGGCACGATGCAGAGGAAGGAAGACTGCAGTCGTGTCTACACGTCGTCGTCGTCTCCATCGTACTCATACGCTCACTTTGACTGGTATAACGACCAGCAATTAGAGCAGGCAGAGAACGACGAAGAAGTCGCTTACTGCGACGAAGCAGACTGCTATGCTACGGCAGAGAACGCTCGCTACTGCGAGCATAGCGGCACGATAGAGCACATAAGCGACATCGAGTACTTCGACGGAGAGTGGTACCTCTGCTCGCACAATCTCATCCGTCAAGATGGTCATGGCAATGACTTCCTCGACGGCGACGATTACTACGTCTACTGCGAGAACGATGGCGAGTTTTGGCCTATGGACGAGTGCCACTACTGCGAAGAGGGCGGATGGATCTGTGGCGACGAAGATGACTGCGACCATTGTGGTCAAGAGGGTCTTGACCGAATCCTCTCCTACCATAGGCACGGCAAGTCCGCTGACCTGTTCGTCGGCGCGAGTGGTTGGCTTGTAGGCTTTGAGGTAGAGAAGAATCGTGTCGGCGATGCAGACTCTGCAGGCGACCGCATCGACCACACCAGTCTCTTTGCCTATTGGGAAACCGACAGATCGTGTGGCATCGAAGGTGTGACCCACGCTTACGACCCAATCGACGAGCAGGTCAAGCTTCAGTTCAAGTCCGATCTCGCAGAGGCTTCTCACCTGATCGACGTGCCATGTGACAATCGTTGCGGTGGTCACATCAATATCTCTTGTCAGAATATGGCACCGAGGGATATGCTCCAATCGTTCCGCAAGTATGCACCGCTGTGGTATGCGGTATACCGCAATCGTCTGACGAACTACTTCTGTTCTCAGTACGACAAGAAGATTGAGCATGGCACGGAGAAGTATTCGCCTGTCATCACGAAGTCATTCGGCATCGAACTCCGCTTGCCGTCTCGTGTCACAAATGCAACGCAGCTTGCTCGTAGGTTTGAGTGGGTTGGCGTGACCTGCTCCGCTATGCGAGTCGATATCGGTTTCAACGCCTACGTCAAGGCGTGCAGAGACACCCTACTCAACGGAGCGTACAGCGGAGACCGAAGCAAGTATGCCAAGGTGCTACGCCTTGCTCGCAAGTTCCGAGTGTGGATGCTTGACGGAATTGCCCATGCTGACATTCAAGAATGGGTATAAGTCAAGACCCTCTTGACCAACCGACAATGCGTAGCTTACCGCATAGCTGAAGCACTAACCTAAACGAATAGAAAACAAATCATTATGTGCCTTATCATACACAATCCAAAAGCAAAAGTAATCTCACACGAGATCCTCGACAACGCAATGAGCATGAATCCAGACGGCTTCGGCATCTTCTTCCATGACACGAAGGAGATCATACATACCATGAAGTGGGACGAGACCTGTGACCTGTTAGATACAGGACGACCCTACACCGCTCACTTCCGCTATGCAACGAGTGGGCCTATCGGCAAGAAGAACTGCCATCCGTTTACCATCGACCATACTTACTCGCTGATGATGAACGGCACCATTGACAGACTCAAGTCGTCGAAGTCCGTCGATACGCTTGAGCTATGCAAGATCCTCAATGGGATGTCAGCGAACAAGATGCTTGACGTGCTAGCTACCTATGCCTGCCGCTTTGCCCTACTCAATCGCTCGACAGGTCAAGTCGCGTTAGTCAACCATGACCTATGGACTATCCGTGACGGGGTGCATTACAGCAAGGCGAACTGCTTCCCTTCGGAGCGTAGTCCATTCAGCTATACTGCACCGAAGTCAAGCTACTCACTAGAGCAAGACGAGATAGATAAGGAGTGGGAGGAGTGGCTTGCACAAGAGCAAGTAGGCTACGAGATCGACGACTTAGATGATGACAAGTGGAACGTATCCCAACCTGCATCCTGTATCCCTAGCCTTGTAAGCGTAGCCGTCTACGGCACACTCAAGAGAGGGCACGGCAACCATCGTCTGCTTGAGTCAAGCTACTGCTTAGGCGAGGGCAACACGTCCGATTCGTATCCGCTAGTCATCGACAACCTGCCGTATGTCATCGACCGCAAAGGTCACGGCAAGCGTGTACAGGTAGAGGTCTATCGTGTCGATGCTAACACTCTTGCTCGACTCGATAGTTTAGAAGGTCATCCCGACTGGTATCAGCGTAAGCAAATACAAGTGCATCTGCATAAGGGCGGGACGATCACGGCATGGGTCTACATGATACCTGATGCCAAGAGCCAGACACACATGAAGGATACAGGAATCTATCACAGCAGTTACTAAGTCAAGACCCTCTTGACAAACCAATGCGTAGCTTACCGCATAGTTGTAGCACAACACAAACGAACTATGAACCACCTAATACTAAACGTGAAAGATGGATGGGTCACCTATCAAATGGGGACGCAGACAGGTATGCATCCGATTGGCGACGACTACCCGTCACAAGTCATCGACTATCTGGTACGCATCATCAACCCATCATCACACGAGGTCCACTATTACCCAACAGAACAAACCAATGAGTGAAGAACCTACACTAAATGAGAACGATGCAAACGTAACACGGATCGTCCGTGCCATATGCCCGAACGGCAGGCCTATGATTGTGCAAGCAGAGTACTGCGTGATAGATGACGTAGAAGTGGAACTCGACGTAGACACAGTCGTCGTCTTCCCTATCTTCGATGGTATCGTGGGCGAACGCTTGCCCATCACCGAAGAGGAACAGATTACCGCCGCCTTAGGGCTTGCACAAATACTCGATAGACAATAACACACAACACACTACACCTATGAACACACCTACTAATCCACTCGATCAAGCCGTACTCGCCGCAATCAAATCCCTTTGGCCTATGGTCAGATCCAAGCTTGATCGTAAGACTGAAACCTTAATCGACAACCTGCTTAACGGAAAGGTCAAGACCCTCTTGACTAAGTCCCCTAAAAAATAATTGAAAATACTTACTTGACATAAGGATTAAATTGAATTACAAAGGTCTTCGGTAGTGGGAATCGTCCCACTGCCGCCACATAAACTGATACACACTACATACATTATGACAACGACAAACACTGCCATCAACTCCATCAAACCATCCGAACTCTTGCCACTCGCCGAAGCGGCAAGCATGATCGACCGCTTCCTTATGATCGTAGGTAGCGGAGGTGCAGGCAAGACCTCAATGGTCTGCAACGTCCTCGGCCCTGCAATGGGACGTGAGGTGTGGGAAGTCAACCTCAACGGACAAGGCCCACAAGAAACGACAGGCTACCTTGTGCCTGACTCCGTCACGAGGGATGGCTGGTTCTCCGCCCCTGAGATTTGGCCTACGCTAGATCGTGTCGGTGATCGTCCTGTCCTCCTGTTCCTTGACGAAGTGAACGACTACGATCCACAAGTTCGTGCTCTGTTGCGTAGCCTGTACCCTGCATCTGGCAAGCGGAAGATTGGTTCCCATACCTTAGGCACTAACGTCTTCGTGGTGTGTGCCACTAACCGACGTTGCGATGGTACTCGTTCAGCGGTAGAGGACGCGCCGTTCACAGAGCGGTGCATCAAAGTCACGTTGGAACCTAACGTAGCTGACTGGCTCGACTGGTACGACACGAACCCCAAGCTCGCCGCTTGTGGCTCCCATGTACCATCGTTCCTTCGCTTCGGCACAACAGGCGGCGATGGTCTCGACCACTTCAACCCGCCTGTCGTCATGCCGTATGATGGTGCCCCGCATCCTTGTCCTCGGACATGGGAGGCAGTCGCACTGCTTGAGCCAATCCGTATCACGGCACGAGACATCTACCGCAAGGCAGTCAAAGGTTGTGTCGGTGATCGTGCGGCATCTGCGTTCTTCGGGTTCCTGCAACACGTTGACAAGTTGCCTGACATCGCCGCCCTTCGTGCCAACGCTGACACGTTCCAAGTACCTGACGACCCTGCCAGTCAGTTCGCCCTCGTGTCGGCCTGCTTGAGCGGTGCGACTCGTGGCATCAAGGACATCCCGATTGCCGTGCATAGCGGCGGCTTCGACTGGCTTGTTACCCTACTGCTCAAATGCAGAGGCGACATCCGTGAGTTCGGTGCACGCTCCGCTGAACGTAGAGGTATACCACTCAGCGAGCATCCTAAATCCCATGCCTTGATCCTCGGCTAAATGGATCTGCGTAGCTTACCGCATAGTTGAAGCGTTCAACAATAACACAACAAACTAGATACAATACTATGACAACAACAACTACTACACTAAACCTCGGCACTGCTCAATCACTCGTGCTCTGCCACTACTCGACAACTGCACCTGCTACCACTGCACTCAACCGCTCCGCTTCGGCACGAGCGATCACGTCAGCAGGTGCAGAGAAGGATGCGGCTCGATTGTACAACACGATCCTTGCCGCCAAAGGTACAGCAGTAGGCAAAGCAATCAGTCTGCAACAGCGTACTGGCGTTGCAGTTCGCCGCTTCGGTATGCTCTGCCAGACTGGCGGGTTCTACCTACGCATCAAGGATGTCGATCAAGTACAGAACGTGTTCGACGATGCCGTTGCGGAACTCGACACGATCCGTGAGGATATCCTTGCAACCTATCCAGACTTACTCAACATCGTGAAGAGCAGACTCGCTAGCTTCGCAACCGAAGTCAGCATCCCATCTGCTACCGAAGTGGCGAGCAGGTTCACGATGCGCTTGTCCGTCATCAATCGTCCTGTCGCAGTCAATGAGGCAGTGCTTGTCGGCCTAACCGAAGAGGTGGCTAACCGTGTAAGAGCGGACAGCCAACGTCAGATCGAGGAAGACTTCCGCGCATCTCATGCTGGTCCAGTCCGTGACCTCAAGAAGGTGATCGAGGACTTCACCGATGCGATGCGTAACGCCGACCGCTTGCACCTCACGCAGTTCGACAAGCTCCGTGATGAGGCAAAGCGTGTGAAGAACCTGAACTTCCTTGACCTGCCTGAGATTGATGCGGTAGTAAAGCTCGCCGCTGAAGCCGCCGCCTCACCTGTCGGTGTGCCTACTAAGTCAGAGCGTGAGACCATCGCCGCCAAAGCGGAGAAGGCAATCAGCAAAGCAGACGAGACGCTCGCCGCCCTCGGTCTGTAACCTGTAACCTGTATCAGGAGGTCCGACCCCTCCTCACTCTAACCTAAATACATACATATGAAATCAAATATAATAGATCCAACATCGTTCCCTTCGGAGCATCCGTTAGCCGTTGCCATGCGTAACGTCAGTCGCCACTGGTTCCTTGCATACAGCAAGCTCATGTCAATGGAGTGGGAGTGGTCAACCGCTATCCCATACGGCGCGACTGATGGTCGCCGCCTGCTACTCAACAAGGCAGGCATTGACAAGCTATGTCGCAAGCCTAACGCATCAGGACTGATCTCGTTCCTGCTAGTACACGAGTCGCTTCATGCCTTGTTAGGTCACGGCTGGAGGCTAGCCAAGATGCCTGACCTGCATCGTGCCAACGTCGCCGCTGACTACGTCATCAATGCGATGATCAAGATGCGTAACACCGAACTCAAGAAGGAAGTCTTTCCGTTCATCGACGGAGTGCTACTCGACGAAGCCTTGTCTGGCGACAAGTCTGTCGAGCAACTCTATCGTGAACTGAGCAAACCAAAAGAAGAACAACCAAAACCACAACCACAACAAGACAATGAACCTGAACAAGACACGGATGAAACTAATGAAGGACAAGACAAGTCTGATACCGAAGATGAAAGCGGAGACGACGATAGCAAGCAAGGTGATGGCGAGTGTGATGCCGACGGAGGAGAGGACGATGTCAGCCTCGGGCAAAGCAAAGGCAGGCAAGGCAAAGAACTACAAGGGTCTGAAGAGGTAGACGATGACGACCTCTTCGACTTCGTAGGTACTGGCTCGCCAGATAACCTTGAGCCTGAAGCCGAAGAAGGTGAGACACAAGCCGAAGCAATCGACAAGATTGAGGAGGACAATGATCGTATCCTAATAGCTGACGAGATTGATAGGAGACAGCAAGCCGACAACGGCACGACAGGTCAGCGCATTGGCAGTCAGCGTAGCTATGGCTCGACGTTAGGGTGGCCTGACCTGCTACGTCAGTGGCTCACGAGCAAGTCACGTTGCGGATGGGACGCGCCATTCAACGCGCCAATCTATTCCACAACAGGAGTTGTCGGTGCAGGCAGACGCAACAAGAAGGCTGGCGAGATTGTGCTGGTACTAGATACGTCAGGCTCAATCGGTCAGCGTACCTACGACCGCTTCCTGCAAGAAGCACAAGCCGTGCTCGACGAACTCAAGCCTGAGCGTTTGCACCTGTTGTCTGTGTCCCATGTCGTAGCTGACGTTGTCACTCTACAAGAGGGCGATGCTGTGCCGAACAAGCTGAAGGGCGGAGGCGGTACTGCATTCAAGCCAGCATTCGATTGGGTCAGGGATAACGTGGACGACATGGACGTGATGGTCTACCTCACTGACGGATGGTCATGCGATCTGCAAACGCTACCGCAAGTGGAGTTCCCCCTGCTTTGGCTCACGACACAACGTGCTGTCGCTGACTTTAAAGTGGGCGAGGCTCTTGCTATCACCGAACTATAACAAATAGAAACTAAACAAATATAATACTATGAGCACACTTAATCGTAACTTTGTTGACAAGTATAAAGTCAATAGCAGAAAGCAGATAGAGGATGACATGATGCAGTGGCAGACCGACATCCTGAACGGAGACGATAGTGCCGTACGCCTTACTGACTTATCGCTCCTCACGTATAAGCCATCAGGTAAAGTACGGGCTGGTCAGTCAGATTCATTCGTTGTAAAAGTACAAGGGTATCAGATTGTAGCCATCGAGCGCAGTAGTACTAGGCTGGTATCCGCTTACTCCCCGTTAGCTAAGCGCATGATAGGTGCCTACGATTACATTCAATCGTATGCTTCGGCAAAGATACCCTTCCGCTACGGTCTGACCAGCGTTGCCATAAAAGAGATTGGACTCGATCCAATCGACGACGACACGACTAAGCGACTCATGCTTGCAGGTAATGTAACGTGTTATGGTTTCGTTAATCTATGTATCGAGAAAAGAGGTAGTGCTAATGCAAATAACTACACTAGATGGATATGCAATGATAGGAAGATCGAAGATCCATTGCTTGCTATGGTAGGGCTAATCAACTCGATGCCAATGGAAGAACGTAAAAGAATACTAGACGTATACGATAGCTACGGAACTATCGACACGCTAGTGGGTGACGCACTTAATCACCTTGACAAATTCCGTACCCTATAACTAACTCAACAACCACACACTATGAATACTATGAATACTAAAAATACTCAGTTCGATGCAGGACACACCATCGTCAATATGTACGCCGAGAATACCAAGCACGGCTTAACTTGCACCGCTTACATCAATGGCTTATCCGTCAAGTCGCCCTCACTCAAGCTCGCTCGCATCGTCCGTGTCTTTATCGACACCGTGATTGCCGCTTGCGATTTCCCTGAGGACGCATACTCCGACAGCCACATCGAACGCTTGAGCGGTGAGCTTGAGGTGTACATTGACGGAGCGCACAAGCTCCATGACATTAACAACTAATAGATATAAGACAATGAAGATAACGAAAGCACATAGAGATAACTGTCAGATCCATACGATACCTGCATCCGATTCAGGTACCAAGCATACCATATCCTTAACCTGTAAGTGCAAGCCACACGTTGAACTATGTAACAAGACTCTTATGGCCCATCACAACATGATCGGTAGTGGGCCTAATGACTGGTTGATCGAGGTTAAGAACTTCGCAGTGTTTACATTGAAGGAAGCACAATGACTACACATAAGAAACTAGATAGGCTTATGTCTAATCCGTCAGTCACACAACCTAAGTCAGTGCATCAGAAGTTTGCAGAGAAGAGTCAGATGCTACGCTGGTTCCATGAACGTAGCATGAAAGAACTCAAGGCAATGCGTAAGGGCTATGAGCTTATGCTTGCACATCAAACAAGAACAGGAGGTACGTTATGATGACTATCGTATCCTTCCTGTTCTTGTTTATGATTGGGCCTTTGCCTGTACTTATGGTTCTATGGCAACTGCTTCAGGACTCTATTCGTCGTAGGCATCATTGACATAATTGATAGCTCCCTTGCGGTTGACTGATCGGTTAATGCTTTGGAGCTTCTGCATTGGGTCTTGCTCCTTCGCTTGTTCAGCATTGAAGTAAGTCTTTTGATTCCACTTATCGTTCGGTCTCCATGCGATCCTGTATCCTTGGTAGGCCGAACCGATAGTGTCGTCGCTGAACTTGTACATCTTAGCGGACGAGTAGACAGAGGATTCAGGTGAACCCATGGATACCATCGAGTGCATGAAGCGATTCAATCTACGTTGAGTTTCGTTAAGTGCATCCTGATGCCTGTCTACTACATCGTCGATCTCGCTATCTGATTTGAACCTGCCGCTTGTAAGGTCTCCAATAACTGAAACAGAGTTGTCGAGTAATCCTTTAAGGTTACGGAATCCTCTGCGCTCTACGTCACCAAAGGTAACGGTCTTCGGACGGGAACCTAGAAGTTCACCGAACAGAATCTCTTCCCTATTCGTTTGACCTTCACGCCCGAACTCAATCGTCTTCGTAGCTAAGGATGGGATGAGAGCACCCTTTGCGTAGTGACTGAACATCCGTTGCATTTTGAGTGCAGCGTTGTCTGTCTCAAGGTAGATCGGTTGACCTCTATCGTCAGCATTATTCAAGATCTCATCCACTGCAGTAGCTGCAATCTGCGTGCCGATCAAGTCTCCTGTAACGTAGGACGCGAGTCGTGATGCACTGATACCTTCGCCTGTCTTGATGCCATCTGTAATGATGGCAACCATATCGGTTAGCTGACTATGCGGTAGGATGTAGCTCATGTCGATGAACTGAATCTTGCCGCCTTTAAGGATCTGCGCTTTGATCTGATGACCTCTTTGCCATTGCGGCAGAGACTCACGGAGAGCAGCGAGTTCGACGGCAGTCAACTCACGCTCTTCGTCTTCATCGTCACCTGTCAGTGCGCGGAACACTGCAGTCGAAGCGGCACCGATTACAGCAGGAGCAACAGACAACGTGCCAATGAATCCAGCAAGGCGTTGCACACCTCTTCGTGCCATCACACCACCTTGACCAATCTCTTCCATTGCTAATGGGATAGTGTTCAGCATAGTACGGAACACCTCAGACTTCCATCGAGCGAAAGGCAGGAAGAGAGCAGCCATCGGAGTCTTATTGAAAGACTTAACTAAGTCAATCACTTGCGAGTTACCTGCAAAGGTCAGCTTGACTTTACGAGCGGCAGCTTCTTCTTGTTGCTCCACTGTCATTGAAGTACCGAAGTGTTTCTTGATAACATCAAGATCATGGTAGTAAGCGTTGGCTTTGAACATACCATCAACGGCACCGTCAAGTGCAGCAAGTTTATCGGTAACAGTTGAGTAGCTTGCTAGTGCTTTATCAAGACCGCCTTTCAAGTATCCGTTCTGTTGGATTCTTGCAAAGACACCGCCTGCATCTTTTGTGGCGCGAGCTTCGTCGAGAGAAGCCATCAACTCTTGCAACTCTTGTTGAGGTGAAGCGATCAATCCCCTTAGTAGGTCTTGTGCTACGCGCCCTTGTGACTGGTCGTTGAGTACGTTGAGTTTCACCAAACGAAGAATCGCTTCACGCTCCGCTTGCTCAGTAGGGAGCGAAGAGAATGCAGCTTTCCATGACTGGTTCATTGATTGCCGTCCTTTAGCAGAAAGCGGATTCATAAAGATCCCTTGTGCTGAACTTAGTACGAAACCACCGATAGCATTACGCGTCCAGTAACCAATACCGAACTGAGTCTTCATCTGAATTGCGGTACCACTAACACCCATTACAACCCTACCCAACTTATTCATTACGTTAGTTGAGTTAGAGTTTAATCCATTCATGTTGACACCGAAGACTTCATTCAGTACACCTGCTACCTTTGGATCAAAGTATAGACCAGCTAGATCACCTGTCCTCGGAGCAGAGCTTGCCGCATATGGCGTGACCCA